GTGACGACACCGGTCGACCTCAGCCCGCAGTTAGCAGGACTCCGCGCCGAGTTCCCCGACGTGATGATCTTCTACACCCAGCCCCCGGAAACCAGGCCCGTCTGGTGGGCGACTCGCGGCGGCGTGACCGGTCACCGCATGGACGAAGGCGACGGGTTCACAGCCAGCTCGGCCGACGAACTGCGCGAGTTGCTCCGGGCCGCGGCCAAGGGCCACGCCAACCGCGGGAGCAGCAGCGCGCGTCGATGACGTGGGTGCGGCGGTCGTTGATGCGCGGCAGCAGGCCGCCGCACCCGCCCGCCGGGCGGTAAACCGGCTAGGGCTCGGGCGAGACGGGCGAGCGGGGCGAGAGGTGCGAGAACGTCCATGGGTGGGACGGTAGGCGTGTGCCTGGTCGGGCGGGAGTAGAGCGGCGTTCTGGGGATAACTGCGCGATCTTGGCGGGATGCGGCCACCCGCTTGAGATGTATCGATCGATACGCGTATCGTTCGATACGTGAGAAACGAAGAGACCATCGCCGCCATCTCCACCAAGATCGCCACCCACCTCAGCGAGATGACCGGCACCCACGTCCCCGTCGTTACCATCACCGACATCGAGCACACCCTCGCCGGCGGCGACCCCGGCACCTTCAGCGAACTCATCCCCTTCATGCCCTACACCCGCGCGCTCCCCACCCTCGACCCCTTCGCCGGACCCGGCTCCATCCAGGACATCATCAACCGCCTCGGCATGTACGCCGTCGCCTCCGCCTGCCCCCTGGAGCGCATCGAACCCGTATGGCCCAACGAACAGGGCCTCACCCCCGAGGAGATCGCCGAACTCCGGGAGGAAGAGCACCTGGAGTACATCCCACGCGAGTTCTGGCCGACCGCACAGGACGGCACCCCCCGCACCCAGGCCGCCATGCAGGCCGCCGACACCGAGCTGCAGGTCGCCTACGACTTCGAACCCGATGAGTGGGCGCCTGGGCGCACCTACCAACTCCAGCACCGGGCCGAGCTCGCCGCCCGCTACCTGCCCCCCGACTTCGTCCCCCAGGGGGAAGGCGCGGAAGCCGACGCCGAGCGGGAACTCGCGGCCTGGGGCGCGATGCGCGCCGCCCGCGACGAGATCGTCCGCCGCGCCCGCGCCGCCGGCGTCACCAAGACCCGCATCCACGAGATCACCGGCATCTCCCGGGCAACCCTGGACCGCATCCCCGGCGTCTGACCCCGCGCCCTCATCGCCCCTGCGAGGGGTCTCGTCCATCAGTCCCTATCAGTGGACGCCAACGGAGAGGATCGACCCCCATGCAGTTGATCAACCTCACCCCCCACCCCCTCACCCTCATCGGGCAGGACGACACCGTCCTGCTCAACCAGGCACCGGACGGCCCCATGGCCCGCTGCATCGAGGATCGCCGCGAGATCGGCGCCGTCACCCTGCCCGGTGGTGGGACGGTGCCGCTGCGCAGCGTCGGATTCGGCGCCGTCACCGGCCTCCCCGAGCCGCGCGACGGCGTCCTGCTCGTCGTGTCCCGAGCCACAGCAGAGGCCGCCGCCGGACGGTCCGACATCGTCTATCCCGACGAGCAGGTCCGGGACCAGGACGGCCGCATCATCGGCTGCCGCGCGCTCGCCCGCGCACACTGACCAGCAGCGGTCGGGTCCCGCTCATCCGAACTGAGCGGGCCCCGACCGCCCCGCCATCACACCACACCGAAAGGAACCCCACCGATGCACCACCACAAGCAGATCGACCTGGAAGACCACCCGACCCCAGCATGGGCGACCGCGGCGATCGTCGCCGCCCTGGTCGCCCCGATCATCCCCCTGATTCTCCTGATGGCGGCAGCGGTCCTGTGGATCGAGACCGGTTCGCCCTGGGCGGGCCCGACCACGATCAGCGTCATGGCCCTGGGGGTCGCCGCCGCATGGATCTACTGCATCAAGCGCTCATGACCCGGGCGTTCGTGCCCGCCGGCACACAGCTCCAGCCCGGCGCCCCATGGGTCGCAGGGACCATGTACAAGCTTGAACTGGAGCAGGACGGGCGCGTGTCCTGGGTCCTCTGGGAAGACGGCCACGACTGCGGCGGGAACACCTACGAAGACCGCGGCCAAGAGGTACTCGACCGCGAAGCCCAGCGTTTCCTGGACCAGGGGTGGCTGGAGATCTGCTCCTGCGGCCGCGCACCGTCTGGGGAGCTCGTGCATCTCCGCCCCCGCGACTGCTCGTAGCCCCTGCTACTGCCGCATCTTCATCGCCCCTCCAAGGGGTCTCCTGCTCACCCGGCGAGGACCACGCCAGGCGCTCCGAGGCACCGTGTCTACGATGATCACGTGAGTGACCTCGACATACCTTCCGACCTCGTCCAAGCCAAGACCGATTTCCTTCGCGCCGAGACCCGCCTCGCCGACCTCAGCCGCGAGCAGCCACCCTCCACCCAGATCGCCGCCGGCGCCGCCCAGGTCACCGACGAGCAGCAGGCGACGTGGGACGAGACCTGGGCGTGGCTCCAGGCGCTCACAGCCGAGATCCAAGGGCACCCGTGGTGGGCCGGAGTGGATGACGTCCCGGAGGCGCGGGCGGCGCTGATGGTGGCGGCGAAGGAGCGGGTCGCGCAGAGCTGAGCCTGGAGACGACGAGCCACCCTGTTCGCTCCGGCCTGACGACGGCTGCTGGCGCTCACGGTGACCCGATCGAGCCATTCTCTTGCAACTTCGTTATGCACGTTGCATAGTAATGGCGTCAGGCCAACAGAGGAGCCCCACCCTCACCCGAAAGGCGGATTGCGGCATGATCGACCTGGACACCTCCTACACCTGGACCGAGGCCGACGGGCACCAGACCACCGTCACCCCCAAGGTCACCGACCGCACCGGCGCCAAAGGTCGCGTCGTGTCCGTCCGGGGCCTGGCGCCGCTGCTGGCCGACCGCATCGACGCCATCACCGACCCCGGTGAACGCGGCCACACCCTCACCGTCCTGTCCGGCGCCGTCATCGCCCTACGCGCGGAGCCCAAGGAGTTCCCCGGCGGCGTTCCGACCCACACCCGCATGGACGGCAAGGTCGCCACCACCTACGTCGGCACGCCCGCGCTGCCTGCCGACGTCGTCCTCGACCTCGCCGAGCAGCTCCACACCCAGCTCATCTGACCCTGCACATCCACCCGGGGAGCCCGCCAATGACCACGCAGAGCACCGATGTTCAGACGCTGGCCGCCCGTGTCGCGGACGCCATCGACGGCTACACCGGCCCCGTCAGCACCACCGTGTACTGGCGCCCGTCCACCCTCAGCGACGACTACTCCGACGAGTGCGCCCCGCGCCGGACCGTCCCGGAAAGCGACGTCCGGGAGGCCATGGCCCGGATCGCGCAGGTGCTGCGTGACTACCCGGACCGCTGGGGCGCGTGGTATCCGACCTTCGCCGACGTGGAGGCGCTCCGCAACGCCGACCTGCTGGTCAGTCCCGACTGGTACGTGTACGCCACACCTGTCCCCGGGCAGCCGCTCGCGAAGGTCATCTGGTGGACCGGCGAGGCGATCGACCAGGAGCGGCGCGACCGTGACCCCTCGACCGCGATCGCGCAAGCGGTCGCCGCGCTGGCGGAGCTGGTCGCCTGATGGCGAAGGTGACGATCGGGCTGCGCATCGGCCGCAACCGTGACGGTAAGGGGGTCGTCCCGCCCCGGGACACCGTCGAGCTGGACCGGCTCTCTCCTCGCGCCCGCGCTCTCGCGCAGGCGATCGCCGCGTCCCCGGGCGCCGGTGCCGGGGTGATCTGGCTGGAGTCCACCCGGCCCCGCGGCGAGATGTACACCAGCGGGGAGGAACACGCCGTCTACGGCGACCCCGCACGCGACGGTCAGCCCGTCCGGCGCGAATGGGGCGCATGGGATCGCTTCTACGCCGATTCACCCGAGGACGCCTACGGGTATCTGGAACGGCAGGCCGCGAAGATCCCTGCGGATTGGGAGATCATCGGCCCGGACCCGCATGAGCGGGTCACCGAGCACGAGCAGCCGGTAGAGGAGTGGCGTGCCTCGGACGTCGCTGAGCATATGGGGATCGCGCTGCCCTCGGTCCGGCCGACACTGCGGCGGCTGGGCGTGCGCCCATACCGGCACGAGCCCGCGCCCGGCGGCGGTGTGCGGGCGGTGTACTCAGCCGCGGCCGTCCGCGCCGCCCATGCCAACCGCCCCGGACGGGGCGCCCGTACCGACCTCAAGGGGCACAACTGATGACCGACCCGATCGAAGGGGAATTCGGCGCGCTCATCCTGTCCGGATGGATCGCTGACGCGCCGGACACCGGAAGAGACGCCGCCTTCCTGCTCGCTGCCGTCTCCGACGACCGTGCGGCAGTGACGATGCCGATCGTCGCTGAGGCGTTCGGGCTATCGTCGCAGGCCGGATCCATGACGTCCCGCCCGTCCGGGGACGGACGTGTGGAGCTGACGAGCGATGGGTGGGCGTACCTGCGTGCCGGTGACGCCGTCTACCAGCGGCCTGTGTCGAGCGAGTGGGCGGATGTCGCCCGGGTGGATGGACGGGTCGTCCTGGTGGTGGCGTTCCGGCCGTTGCCCGCTGGCGCGCCGGTGGAGCCGTTCGTGGATCGGATCACGGCTCAGGGCGTGTTCGCGCTAGGACTGCTGCCCGTCGCCTGCACCGACCTGCATTGAGCCGCCCGCGCGTGTGAAGCAGACGATCTAGATCCTTTCGGCATGAGTCGCAGACTTTACAGTCTCAGACTGTAAGGTTGGAGGTGTCAGCGAGAGGGAGAACACCATGAACACCACCGCCGCCGCCCAGCAGGCCGGAGTCACCACCGCGACCATCCGCGCCTGGTGCCGCCGCAACGTCATCGCCGCGCTCAAGGTCACCGGCCGGTGGGTCATCGACGCCGCCTCCCTCGCCCACCGCATCCAGATCGGAAGGACCCACGTGGCCGACCGCTACACCGTCCAGACCGTCGACAAGGAGCACCTCGGCCGAGTCGCCACGTTCCACCGAGTCGTCCGCACCGACGGCACCGAGCCCGGCTGGCGAGGCGACGCGCGCCTGATCGACCACATCTACGCAGACCGCGCCCGCGCCGAAGCCGTCGCCGAGTTCCTCAACCGCACCCCCGACTGCTACCGGCTCGAACTCCGCCAGGCCGGCCGGACCTTCTCCTCCTCCGGCGGCTGGCGGTGGGTGGTCACCGGCGGCCGCGACGGCGACCCCCACCGCGTCAGCGCGAGGATCGACGTGGGCTGGCAGCCGCCCGCCACCAGCTCGTCCACGACCGCGATCGGCCACGTCATCGGGCTCACTCTCACCCACGACAAGGGCGCCGAGAAGCGGATCGCCGAGCACGCCGAGAAGCAGGCCATCGCCGCCGCCGAACAGGAGGTCCGCCAGGCCCGCGAGGCGCAGCTCGCCGAACTCCGCCGCCAGAAGGGGCAGCTCGCCACCCCGCGGCAGGTCGACTACATCCTCGACCTGCTGGAGCAGCGCCGGATCAGCGGCGAGGGCGGCGGGTTCTACCTCGGCCCGGCCGACCGTGCCGCGATCGAGGAGATGTCCAAGAACGAGGCCAGCGTGTACATCACCAGCCTCAAAGGCGAGTACTGACCAGCCGCACACTGCGAGCGGCCCCGCTCAATCGTGGTGAGCGGGGCCGCTCGCCCAGCCTACGAGAGAGCAAGCGATGAGTGAGGAATGGACCGCGCAGCAGTGCGCGACCGAGTGGGGCGTCCAGCTCAAGACGTGGCACAGCTATGTCGCCCGTGGGCAGGCGCCCGGGTCGGCCCGGCACTCGGGTCGGACGCCGCTGTGGGAAGCCGAGACCGTGCGGGCCTGGCCGCGGCCTGGGCAGGGCGCCCGCAACGACCTGAACATGCCCGACGAGCTGCCGGTCCTGTACGAGACCACCGTCGGAACCCGAGGCGACATGTCAGGGTCGACCTCGCCGCTGCCCCGCTACTGGCACGTCTCAGTCGCAGACCGGGCCGCGCGCGGCGACACCTACCTTGAGGTGATGCGACCCGACGGGCAAACGGTGGCGTGCGTCGCCTGGCATGAGCGGCTGAATGAGGGCAGCGACGAGCTCGCGGAGGCCGTCGCGTGGATCACCGGTGCGGCGCGCAAGGTATGGGCTGCCGGAGCGAAGCTCGCCCAGGGGACTCCGCCGGCGGTGCTGTGGGCGGACGTCGCCGACGCGTGGGAGTTCGCGGGAAGGAATGCCTACTTCGCGTGGGCGAAGGAGATCGTGGCGTCCGGCGTCACGAGGACCGCCTACCTGTAGCGACAAGGGGCCGCGACGTCGCCCGCACTGGACGCGACGAATGCCCGCCCTCCCGTCAGAGCGAGAGGGCGGGCCACGTTCGCGCAGGTCATAACATGTGCGCGTGAAATGGCGAGGGCCCGACGGGTGGGACATAGAGCTGATCAGCCTTGATCACGTACCGACCTTCCGGTGTCGACGCCATCGCATCCTCGTGGTCTACGCCCGCACCGTCACCGCCCTCGAAGCCGCGCTCGCGACCACGGGCCACACCACCGCCGACCTCGTACGAGAACTCCCCGCCCAGGCGAGAAGCGCAAGCAAGTCCATGTCTGGACGGTAGGCGGGCGTCTAGTCGGGCGGGAGCAGAGCGACGTTGCTTGATGACCGGACAGTGCCCGAACAGCGAACGACGAGACATTAAGAGTTATTCGCAGCGATCGCGGCCTATTTGCTCGTTATCAGAGGCGGCGGTACGGCACACCCCGGCGAGCACGACGAAAGCGGCCCGCCCTCCCGAAGGAGGACGGGCCGCTCGTGGCTGGAGAGGAACAGCCACTACCCCCTGGGCGGCTCCACCCGCCCCGGGATCACCTTCACCGGATACACCGGCGCCTTCGAAACCCCGAGCGCAACCAGCACGCTCCCGAGCTGGGGGAACGCCTTCTCCACCGCGCGCGCCAACGCATACCAGGCGGCGATCATCAGCGCGGTCGCGACGAGCATCGCGCCCTTGCCGGTGTCCTCGTCGACCACGATGCCCGCCTTGGCGGCGAGCCAGGTCAGGACGGCGCCGACACCGACCGGGACCCACGTGCGGATCAGACTCACGATGTAGTCGGACATGCGACCTCCTTCGGGCCACCGGGTAGCCCCCGCCACCCACATCAGTTGGACTCAGCCCTACGCGGGTTGAGGTTGAGGCGCCCTAATCCAACGTCGGCATGCTGATCGTTGGACTCCTCGCGCCCCTGAACAATTGCTTGATGGACGGCCGCGAGTTATGCCGAGTTATGAGGGAACTCGCAGGTCAGACATTTGATGGTTGGTTGATCGGTGGGTGATGTCCTCTGACGCCATGCGATCTCCTCCCGGCGCTCAGTCGGCCGACTGGGCGACGCCGGTGAAATGGCCGGACGCGGTGATGACGTCGCCCTCCTTCAGCACCGTCTCGGCCTCGTCCAGGACGACCCTCAGCTCCATCGAGCGGACCTTGCCCTCGGTGTTCGCCGTGATGTCGGCGGTCTCGGCGGTCGCGCGGACCTCGGTCGTCGCCGGGTCCGGGTGGCTGATCTCGGCCACCTTGAACGTTGCGCTGTACGTCATGCTCACTCCTCGCTGGTTGTGTGGTCAGGGGCTGCAGGTGATGTTGGAATACGCGGCGCCGGTCACGGCCTGCCCGCACCGCACGACGTTGTAGGTGGTCGAGGCGTCATGCACCCAGAACCCGTCCCGGGCGCCGGGCCCGATCACCGCGCTGTTGCCGGCCAGCTCGTTGCGCAACCCCCAGTCGCCCAGCCCGAGCTTGAGCAGCTTGTTGTGGTGGACCTGGTAGCCGTCATGGCCGTCGCCGCCCGGCACCCCGGTGCAGGTGTTGCCCTGGACGAGACCGTCGTTGCCCTTGACGTCCACGCAGGAGTCGCCGCCGGAATCTGTCAGCGCTCCGCCATCGAGGGCGTTCCCGGTGACCTGCGTGCCGGTGGTGCCCTCCTTCACGTCGACCGGCTCGGCCGTCGTCGCGTAGACCGTGTTGCCCTGCACGACGTTGCGGTCCGAGGCGTCCGGCGCGCCGCCGGTGTAGACCGACCAATTCCCGTTCGCCGACCCGACGTACACGCCCTCGCCGAACTTGTCACGCCGCAGGCCCGTGTGATGCAGCGCGTTACCCGCCACCAGCGAGTCGGTCGTGAACGCCCGCAGGTGGACGGCCTCGTCACCGACATCGTGGACAGTGTTGGACACGATCTCCACGTGCGCGGAGTGGTCGACAATGATGCCCTTGGCCGCCCAGGTCACCGTCAGCCCGCGCACCCGCCACCACGACGCGCCGTCCAGGTGCAGCCCGTACCCGCCGGTCGGGCCGTCGTTGGTCAGCGTCGCGTCCTGCCCGCACAGCCAGATCGGCGCCGCCTCGGTGCCGGGGGTGGTCGCGGTCCAGTTCCCGTCGTAGGTGCCGGCCGCGACCGCGATGGAGTCGCCCGGCTGCGCGTTCGCGAGCGCGGCGGCGAGCTGCGCTGGGGTCGCGGCGGTGACGGTCGCGTCCGGGCAGCCGCTGTCGCCGCGCGCCGACGGCACACCGAGCGGCCACGCGACCGTCACGGCGAGCGCCGCGGCAGCGAGCGCCAGCGCAGCCGCGCCCGCGCGGAAGCCTGTGACCAAGGAGAACCTCCGGAAACGACGAAGCCCCAGCCAGTGCGCTGGGGCCGATGAGCTAACAGGGAAGGGAGGGCTCGGACGGGGACGGCGAGCGTCGCGCGCCCGGCCCGGACGCCGGAGACGGAGGGTCAGGACGCCAGACGCGCCTGAATCTCGTCCACGACCTTCGTGGCCATGCCCGCCGGGAACGCCTCCACCACCGCCCTGCCGATGCTCTCCGGCGTCAGGCCAGCCAGCACCAGACGAGCGACCTCCGCCTCATCCACATCCAGGGACTGCTGCGCCAACTGCGCCACCCCGGCCTTGATCTCCAACGCCCGCGAGTAGATCTCGCGCAGCAGGTTGTCCGGACGCCAGGTCGGGTTACCGGTCGGGTCGACCCCCGCCGGCGCCGCGACCTTGTCCTGCTGGAGGACGAGCTTGAACAGGTTGTCGGTCAGCCACTTCTTGTCGTCGCTGCTGAGTGCCACGTCGGGGTCCTCTCCGACCATCCACTGGCCGTAGTCGTCTTTCACGGCGCGGTCGTAGTCGAGGCCGACGCCATTGATCCGTTCGTCGTTGGAGTACTGCTGGAGCTGCGCGCGCGAGTCCCACCGGCCGCCCGACCACGCGTACGTCTGCCACCCGAACGTGATCTTCTCCGCGTCGAACGCCCGCTTGATCGGCCCATAGCCTGCGTACATGCCGACCCGCTCTCGCCCGATCACGGACGCGGCGCCGTCGAGGTAGGCGTTGATCGTCGCCTGCTGGCCCGTGCTCGCGTCCCAGTCGACGGCGAAGTAGATCGGCCGGCCGTCCGGCATCCCGCACGCGCGCGCCTGCGCTTCCGCCGCCCGCGCGTCCGCCGCGCCCCCGGCCCGCCCCGACAGCGCGCGGGACGCCGTGGTCTCCCACACCACCACCAGCCAGATCCCGGCCGCCGACAGCTCCTCGGCCTCCCCACGCGTCAAGTTCTTCCCGGCATCCCGCGACAGGTAGCGGCAGGCGAACCGCACCCCCGCCTTCCGCAGCGCCGCGACGCCCGGGTGGCTCCAGGCGTAGTCCACGCCGAAGACGCTCATCGGCTCTCCTCCCACGGAAACTTCACCAGGTCAGGCACCGGCGGCGGGTCCACCCCGTTCCGCCGCATCACCGTCATGCACAGCTGCAGGTAGTCCATCGCCCCCCGCAGGCGGAACCGCAACTCGTCGGTCTCCTTGCGGGCCTCACTGACCGCCTTCCGCAGATCCGCGACCTCCTCTTGCAGGTCATCGGTGAGCGCGGCACGATCGGCGTGCTTTTGCACCCGTGTCGCCTGCCGGAACGCGAACCAGCCCGCGACCAGCGCCGGGACACCCGCGATGCCCGCCGCGATCGCACCCTGCGCCAGAGTCCCCGACACGCTCACGGGCGATCCCACTCCTCAGTCCACGTGGAGATCACCGCGACGAACCCGGCGAACGTCAGCCAGATCAGGGCCGACAACCATCCCCGAGGGCTCGTGCCGGCTATCCAGCCGATCAGCGCCACCGTCCCCCACAGCACTTTCATCGCCACGGCCACGGTGAACGCCAGCCGGTCCCTCCGCGCGAACGCTTGGGCGGCGCACAGCAGCCCGGTCAGCAGCCACAGCACCGCCCACACCTGCCACGGCGCGACCACCTCGTATCCAGCGCGGGTCGCGGCGGGCTGCCCGGCCAGACCGATCGGGTAGAGCAGGTCCAGCAGGGCCAGGAACAACAGGGCGATGCCGCGCTTCCCGACCCGGTGCCACAACCGTTGCAGCATGCAGGTCACACGCCCTTCGCCCTGCCGGTTCACAGCGGCACGCCCCAGCCGATCTGCCGCTTGATCCCGAACGAGAAATCGGCGCGCTGCGCCACCACCCCGCCAGAGATCCCCAGGTACCGCACGACGATCTGTGTGCCGTTGTCCAGGACGTCGAACCAGCCGTACTGCTGGCTTTTGGTCGCGGTCGTCGGCGGGTCCGGTACAACACCGCCGGTGAGGCCGCCGTTGCCGATGAAGGTGGTCTGGTCCAGCGGGCTCACGCTGACCAGCGGGAACCGGCCCTGCACATGCGACCCGTCGTCATAGCTCAGCGCGTGGACGTCACCGTGCACGTACAGCAGCGGAACCTGGTGCGCGGTGATGTAGTCGGCGAGCTCGGCGCGCTCGGTCGCGTACGCCGACCACGTGTCGTCCCCGGTGAACGTGGAGGCGTTGTGCCAGGCGTCCTCGTGCAGCCACACCACCAGCCCCACCCCGGCCGTGACCACCTGGCTCTTCCACCACGCCTTCTGCGTGGCGCCGAGCTTGGTCTTGGACGAGGTGTCCGGGTCGGTGATCGGGTCCATGTAGGACCGGCCGTCGGTCATCACGAACAGGACGCGGCCGATCTGCCAGGACTGGTAGATCCCCACCCCGTCGCCCGGCAGCGCATGCGAGGGGAACAGCCGTCGGTAGACCGCCTGCACCGCTGGTGCGGCAGGGCAGTCGGCGGCGACGTTCTGTCCGCCGAAATCGTGGTCGGACCAGGTGTAGGCGAGCGGGCTCGCGGCGTAGAGGGCCTGCTGGTTGGCCTGGCCGAGGGCGTTGAGCCACGCGCCCAGCGCCCACGCGTCATCGTCGACACCGATGTCCTGGTAGTGCATGTCGCCCAAGTGCACGAACATGCGGGCGGGCAGTCCGGTCGGGCCGGTCCGCGCGGCGGCGTCGCTGAAGCTCGCGGCGTTGGAGTTATTGTCCGCGCATGACGCCGCACCGAACGAGAACGACGACGCCGTGCCCACCGTCGGCAGCGTCCGGAACGTCGAGACGTGTGCGGTGTCCAGCGTCCCGTCCAGCTCGACACCCCAGTAGTAGGTCGTGTCCGCAGACAGCCCGGTGAACGTGCCGGTGATGATGCCGTCCCGGTCCGGCGCGGCCGCCGAGGTGTAGGTCGGGGAGGTCAGCGACGGGCTCGCCGACCGCGCGAACCGCACGCTCGAACAGAACTTCGTCACCGCCGACACCTTCACGGCCGACGAGGTCACCCCGCCCGTCAGCCGCCCGAGCAGCTGCGGAGGCTGCGCGGTGCCATACGACGGCGGCGCGACCGCGACGAGCAGCCCCGCCGCCGAGCCCGCATCCGGCGACACCGCCGCCGTCTTCGTCCCCGACGACCCGGCCGAGGCGAGCTGCTGCGTGGCGACCTCCAGATACGCGGCCGCCGTCCCCGTCACGATCGGGACGCCCTTGACCTCGGTCATCCCCGACGGCGTGGACGCCACCGCCGGAGTCGTGGACGACGACGTCGTCGCGAACGCACCGATCAGCAGCGCCGCCGGCCCCACCACCGTGGTCGCCGGAGCGACGATGCTCGACACCCCCGCCCCGGTCGCCGCGCCGTTGGAGTCGTAGGGGCCGTGCGCCGCGCTCGGCGGTGCCGCGCCCGTCACCCGGAACACCACCGCCGCGCCCCGCGCGCTGCCGTTCGGCGACCGCCAGGTGTAGAAGTCCGGCTCCGTTGCGGCCGAGGTCACATACCGCCAGTACACCGCCAGCAGGCAGCCGCTGGTGTAAGCGCCCGGGAAAACCGTCCACCCCGGCGGGACCGTCGCAAAGATGTTCCCGGCGTTGCGGTGGAACACCACCCCGACCAGCAGGTCACCGTCCGCGACCGCGACCGGCTTGGGCACCCTCAGCGTCGGCGCCGACGACACCGTCACGCTGGAGACGTCGTTCGTCGTGGTGTGCGCGACCGGTGAGCTGGGCGGCGGCGCCACCGACCCCGGCTTGAGCGTGAACATGAACCCGGCGGCGTTCGCCCCCGCAGGCGATACCGTCGCGGTACGGGTGCCGGTCGAGCCCGATGCCGACAGGGTCTCGTAGGCGACCAGGTGGGTCGTGCTGTTGGTGCCGGTGGTGACGTTCCAGCCGCCGACGTTGGTCATGCTGCCGGGCTTGGTCACCGTGGTCGGCGTGCCGGACGCGATGTAGGAGGAGAAGATCGCGATGAGCAGCGCCTCGGACGACACGGCCGTGACCGCGGGGTCCACGATCGTGGTGGTGCCCGTCCCCACCCCGCTCCCGGACGCGTCGATCGGGGTGGTGCCGTCCACCCCGGTGGCGCGGAAGATCAGCGCACCGATCCGGCCCGCGCCGCCCGCCAAGTGCCAGGAGTAGTTCGTCGCGGTCTCGGCCGCCGCGGAGGGGATGGGTTTGGTGAACACGCTGGTGGTGCGGGTCGCGTTGTACTGCGCGCCCAGCGTCCACCCCGCCGGGACCGTGTCCCAGGTGGACGCGACCGTGGAGTTGAGGATCGCGACGAGCACGTCCCCGTCCGCGACGTTCGCGGGCTTGGAGACGGTGATGTTGCCGTTGTTCGGGTCGGTCGCGGTGGTGACGTCACCGGCAGCGGTGTGCGCGACGGGAGCGGCCATCAGGTCGAGGGGATCGTCACGGTCAGATCGCTGCCGGGCGTGGTCGTCCCGACCTGGTCGATGTCGACGGTCAGGTACTCGCCCGCCGCCCACGTCGCGACATCCGGGACGCCGCCCGTCCCGGTCACCTGCCCGGCCGCGATCGTCGGCCGGTTGGCCTGCGTGGTGTAGATCGTCGTCCCGCTCTTGTGGACGTCGATGATGAGTGACTGCCCGGCGGGGCCGGTGGCGGCCGAGGCGCGGACGGTCCCGATCGTCAGCGCGCGGCCGGTGTCGTTGTAGATCCGGCCGGTGCCGGTGCGGACCGACAGGATCCCGGTGTAGGAGAACGGCAAGATCGACGGGGCGCCGCCGGAGGCGTGCGCGAGCACATAGTCCTGCGACGCGGCCGGCGAGTCGTCAGACAGCCGCAGTTCCCCCTCCATTGACCCGCCGGCGAGGTCGAGCTTGCCGTCCAGTGTGTCGCCCAGGTCGGTGGCGGTCAGCTTGTACCGGGTGCCGACGCCCCCCTCCACCCACAGGGCTGTGATGCCGTCCGGGCCGGAGAACTCGGGGATCGTGCCCTCCGGGTAGGTGCCGCCGTCCCCGGAGGTGATGATGGTGATGGCGCCGCCGCCGGAATCCAGGAGGTCGGTGTACTGGGTGCCGCCGGTCACCGCCGACCACGCCGTCAGCTCCACGCCACTGGCCAGGACCGGGATGTCGCCGGGACCGACCTCGAACGTCCAGTCGGCCGAGGACTGCCCGAACTTATGCCGCGCCATCAGCCCACGCCCCCCACTAGTTGATGAACCAGTCGCCGGATGCCTGGATGGTCCGGGTCGCAGGGATGTCTGCCGTGATCGCGATCACCCGCACCTCGCCGGACGGATCGAGTTTCACCACCACCGGGGACCGGGAGTGATAGCCGAAGATCGTTTCGGTTTGGGTAGGTCGGAACCCGACCGGCAGGATCGATACGGCGGACCCGTCATCGCTGGTCGGTAGGGAACCGGCGTCGCGGCGGATCGAACCACGCATGTGCACGATCCCGCCGGTGACGCGCCTCACACGGAGGTTGTTGTTCAGCGTCCAGGCGTGCCCGTCCGCGCCGTTGAGCGTCAGGTAGACCCAGCCCGTGTCCTCCAGCAGCGCGACCCAGATCGAGCCGGTGAATTTGATGTGCCGGTCGGTGTCGACCTCATAGGCGATCATCCCCATCGTCGGGTTCGCCGGGCGGACGGCTGAGGTGCACGGCACGACCGGCGACCCACGGAACGGCCGCAGGTCGATGAGGTTCACGATCGCGCCGGCTGGGGTCTTCTGCCAGGTCGCGAGCGGGACGTCCCAGGTGCCGGTGTCGTTCTGCGTGATCGCCGTCCCGGCCAGCACCCGGGAGTACACGCCGGGGGTGTGCGCGGAGTCAAAGGTCGCTACGGCGTAGTCGGTGCGGTTGGAGCCGCCTCCGTTCGCCGCGACGGTCAGGTTCAGCGGCCCGCCCGTCAGCTCATACAGCGCGCCCTGAAACACGCCTCGCCCGTTGGCGATGTTGATCGACGTCCCGCCGACCGCCGAGACCTGCAGCGATGTCGACCCCCACGCCGCGTCGACATAGTCCGGGACCGGCCGGTTCCGTTTGCGGAACTCCAGCGACGAGCTGATCGCCGAGCCGTCGAACGGCTTGGCGGTCTCAACGGCAGCCACGTCCGCCTCCCTTCACTGTTTGGCCTGCTGGGCGGTGACTTTCGCGGTGAGGTCGGCGAGTAGCTTGATAAGGCGGCGTGTCCCTGTCGCGGCGGCCGTCCCTACCGTCGACTTGCGGACCAGACCGTCGGGCACCGACCAGGTGACCGTCAGCCCGCGCAACACGTCGGTGACGCCCTCGACGGTGACGACGTCGCCGAGGAAGTAGTCCCGCCCGAACCGCAGCTCCCGGGTGTCGATCGCCTCGATCGTCAGGCTGCTCACCGGGCCGTCGTTGACGAGTTGCTGCGCGCCGGCCTGGTCCATCTCGTCCGTGCTCGCGGCGCTGGAGGAGTCCACGAACGTCTCGGTCCGCACGTGCCAGTCGGCGATCGCGTCGGTGTCGATGACCTGTCGGTACTGCCGCAGAGCGCCGTCGCCGGTGCCGCCGACGACCGCGACGGAGGTCTTGGGGGCCTCCTCAACGTGCTCGTAGGAGGTGAGGTTGCCCAGGTCGATCGCGAACCGCGCGGACGCCGACCGGTCTGCGGGGACGTAGGTCTGCAGTTCCAGGTTCCCCGCCGCGTTGAACAGCACCCTGAACCCCAGTCCTGCGGAGGTGGCGAGTGGGCCGATCAGGTCGGGCACCAGCGGGGTCATGCGGGCCGCGCCGATCACCGTCGACCCGAGCCCTGCGTCGGTTTCGATCACCAGGCCGGGGATCCGCCGGTCGACCAGCGCACCCGGCCCCGCGTTCAGGTTCACGTACTGCTTGATCACCGTCTCGCCGGCGCCGGTTCGGCGGTCGTAGTCGACGTTCTGCGAGCCCAGCGCGAGGCCGGGCGCGGGCCAGGCCAGCACCCTCAAGATCGTCTCGGCGGTCGACCCGTACGCGGTCAGCGTCCCGTCGAAGGTCTCGGAGTTGGAGCGGGTCTTCTTCAGCCCCAAAACCTGCCCGGCCAGGACCGGCTGGGTGCCGGTCATGATGTTGACCCAGCCGCCCTTCACCAACCTTGCGGCCTGCGCGGTACCGGCGGGCATGGTGAGCGTCCAGGCGCCGATGTCGTTGAACGCCGGCGTCAGCTCCAGCGCGGTGAGACGGTCGATCTGCCCGGTCCGCGCCCGGTCCGCGTCGCGGACCTCGATCGTGTACGGCGACTCGCCGACCGGCAGGACCGGCATCAGTCCGACTCGAAGCGAGGCCGGTAGGTCATCTGCGCGCGCGTCGCGGCCGTCGACCCGGTGACGTCCAACGTCAGGTCGTTCTCCAAGGGCGCGAGCGGCCACAGCTGGTAGCCCGCGCTGAGCTTGTCCCACCGGTTGACGCCGTTGCCGTCGACCACCGTGGTCGCTCCCGGGGTGGTGTCGATGGTGAGGGAGTCGGTGCCGGTCGCCGTCCAGGTGATGGTGAGCGTCGCGCCGGTGGAGTCGTTGGTCAGCGTGATCGCATCGAACGGGCCGGTGAACTTCCAGATCGGATAGGCGTCCACGTCACCGGTATTGATGACGGTGGAGGCGCCGAGGATGTGCGCCGCGCTGACGACCTCGTAGAAGGTGTCGGCGCCGGGGATCGGGATCTCGGTGCGGGTGACGGCGTCCGAGCCCCATTTCAGGGTCTGCTCGTCGCCGAACATGTACGGGTCATCGGCGGTGAACAGCAGCCCGTAGGTCATCGCGACCACGCCCCAGCCGCCCTTGCCCTCCTCGCCCTCCATCCCGCTGGCGTAGCGGGCGCGGATGGACCGGCGGGTCAGGTCCGGCTGGACCGTGGAGATCACGCACTCGCCCCGGCGCGGGGAGACCGCGCCGATCAGCGCCCGCCTGGTCGCGACCAGCTCCTCCCGCGAGCCGGCGCGGATCACGATGGGGATGAACAGGTCCCGCGCCGTGGCGCGGACACCCCGCCAGAACGAGCCGTCGACCGCCGGGGAGTCGTCCCGGTAGTGCTGATAGGTGGGCGCGTGGAACCCTTTGCGGCCGGCCTGCCGCCAGATCCCGCCAGTGCCGTCCAGCGGCCAGTCCCGCCCGGACGGGTCGGTGATCACCGTGACCGCAGGGCGGTAGGTCGGAGCCGGAGGTGTGACGACGGTGGGGCGGACGAGGATCGGCACCGGCTACACCCCCTAAATGCCGTGCATGAACAGCACCCGGTCGAGCGCGCTGGTGATCGCCTGGTCCGGTGGGAGGTGCTGCAGCTCGTGCAGATGCAGCTCGCCGACCGCCGGTCCGGTCCGCTCGGCGCCGCGCTGGGCGAGGGTGTGGATGTCCGACCACTGCCGCCCGGTGAGGACCGGCTCGGGTTTGCGGGTCTGGTTCACCGGCGGGAGCCACCCGCCCGAGTCGAACGACAGCGGCCGCAGCCGCGGCCCGTACCCGGCCACCACCCCGCCCGGGTCACCGGCGATGCCGAGCCATTTCGCGACGTCCCAGCCGCGGCCGGTGCCCTTGATGAACTGCTCGCCCAGGCCCTTCACCAGCGCGCCACCGGCGGCCAGGCCGGGCGGGTAGCCCCACCACGGCGTGGAGCGCGTGAGGAGATGCTCGGACACGCGGGTGCCGGTGCGTGCGGCCTCCACGATCCACGTCCGGCCGCCCTGCACGCGGCTGGCCAGGTAGGTGTGTCCGCTGTGGGGCTGGCCGACCGCGCCCGGCTTCGGACCGGGGATGGTCTTCATGTAGTCGCGCTGGGTGTAGGTCGTTCTGGTGATATTGCGCTTGGCGCCGTCCAGCCAGGCGCGCATCGTCAGACCGGAGCAGTCGATCCCCGACAGGTCGGTGCCGCCCCACCGGTACCAGGTGCCGATGTATTTGCGGGCGGCTTCGACGACGGACTGCTGCCCCCCGCCCCCGAAGCCCTTCTTGAACGCGCCGACCAGCGACTCCATCGCCTCCCACGCCGACCCGAGGAGCTTCTTGGGGATCGCGGCGATCGCCGACCCCCACGGGCTGGTGGCCAGCCCCACGGCCGACGGCACCATCTTCGCCGCGAGATCATCGAACAGCTTTTTCGGGTCGTCCAGCAGCGCGAGCCCGAGTTTGCCCACGTCGGCGACCTTGGACGCGGTCTTCTTCACCCCGTTCCAGATGCCGCCGAGCAGGCCGCCGCCCTCCAGCATCTGCAGGCGCCGGCCCGCCGCGAGCCACAGCGACTGCGCGCGCTGCTTGTGCTTGGCGGCGGTGGGGATCACGAACTCGGGTGCCTGGGTGTCGCCCTCGCCGACGATGGCGGTGGCCTTGGTGTACACGCCGGGCCGTGCCGTGACGGGGTTGTCGAGCGTGCCACCCGATTCCAGCAGCCCGACCTTCCCCAGCTGCAGGTTCCCGCCCAGGTGCAGCCACCCGATCACTTTGTTCCACAGGTTCCGGATGCCGTTGTTGTACACGTGGTCGATCACGAAATTGACGGGGGCTTTCGTGGCGTTCCGCAGTTTCGCCCAGGTCGAGGAGATCGCCGACATCCCGCTGGAGAAGGAATTGCGGACTGCGGACATTCCGCGTGACACGCCGTTCTGGACTGCGTGGATGGCGTTCGTCGTGGTGTTCTTGATCGAGTTCCAGTGTCGGACCACCTGGATGATCGCGGCGGCGAGGGGCCCGCCGATGATCGACACCAGCAGTTGCCAGTGGGACCGCACCCACCCGATCGTCCCGGAAACGGCGCTGGCCAGGGCGTTTCTGATCCGCGACCAGTATTTGATCACCAGGCCGACCAGCAGGCCGAGCGGCCCGAGCACGATCGCCAAGATCAGCTGCCAGTGCGACCGGACAAAATTGATCGCGAATGTGATCGCAGAAGTCACGGCAGTTTTGATCTGCGACCAATATTTGATCACGAGCCCGATCCAAATACCGAGCGGGCCGAGCACAATCGCGAGCAGCAACTGCCAGTGCTGCCGCACGAAATTCACGACGAACGAGATCGCGAACGTCACCGCGGTCTTGATCGCGTTGAACGTGCCGATCACGATGTTGCGGAACGTGCTGCTCTTGTTCCAAGCCAGCACCAGCGCGGCGACCAGCCCGACGATCGCCAGCACCACGATCCCGATCGGGTTGGCGGACATCGCCGCGTTCAGCAGCCACTGCACCGCCGTCCACGCCGCCGTCGCGGCCTTGACGACCCCGGCCGCGACCGCGGAGGCGATCGCGGCCGCGCGCTGCCGCAGGTTCGCCACCGCGCTCGCCGTGGCCGCACGCGCGTTCGCCAACTGCGCCGCAGCCGCAGCCCTCAACGCCGCAGCCTGCGCCGCGATCCAGTTCCCCGCAGCCGCCGCCCTCGCCCGGCCCTGCGCGACCGCGTTGGCGGTGGCGGCGCGGGCGTCGGCGAGCTTGGCCGCGGCCGCCGCGCGGAACGCGGTCGCCTGCGCCTTGATCCAGTTCCCGGCGGCCGCGGCCTTGGCCTTGACGTTGGCCTTGGCGTCCGCCAGCGTCGCCGCCGCCGACGCGCGCGCCGCGGCGGCCTGCTGCCGCCACCGCTGCAGCTGCGACCGGATCGCCGCGCCGAGCGTGTTCGCCCTGGTCGCGCTGTCAGAAAAGGCGAGGTTGACGTTGCGGAACCCGGCGATGAACCCCCGCGTGGCGGTCACCCCGGTCCGCAGACCGCCCACCACACCCGACACCGCCGGCGCGACGCCCTTCACGGCCGCGACGCCCAACATCGCCAACTTCAGGGACACCAGCGCGTAGGCGATCGCGCGGATCACCGCCGGGTCCATCGAGGCGATCCCGTCAGCGACCGCCTTGATCGCCCCCAGCGCCCCGAGCCCGCCGCCCCCCGCCGCCGGTGCCAACGCCAAGATCACATGACCGATCGCCTTACCGATCGACTCGGCGGTCGCCACGACCTTGGGGCCCGCCTCCCGCACATAGGCCAGGAACCCCTGGAACTCCTTGCTGCCCCCGTTCGCGAAATTCGTGGTCGCCCACTCCTTGAACCTCGCGGCCAGCCGCTCGATGAACTGGACCGCGATCGGAGCGAACGGCAGGAACGCGCGGAACATGCGGCCGAACCCGACCGCCACATCGACCGCGGCGTTCCCCAGCCCCTTGATGCTGGGCCCGGTCAACGCCGCGAGCTGCTTCTTGAACGCGGTGAACTCGCTGCCCTTGGCGCCCTTGGCGACCCGGTCCAGTAGCCCATCGAACGCCGACGCGGCGCCCTTCACGAACGGCGTCAGCGAGGGGATCTGGCCCTTGAGGATCGCGATGCCCTTGCTAAACAAGGGCAGGACCGTCGGCTCCATCGACTCGCGCCACTTGGTGAAGGCGTTGGTGAGGCCCTGCCAGTCGGTCTTCAGCTTCTCCTCGGCGGGCGTCAGCTTGGTCATCGCCCGCCCGAGCGTCGAGGTCGCCGCGGCTCCCGACAGGCTCGCCGCGGTCAGCGCCCGCCGGGCCGAGGCGACCGCGTCCGCGGACTGGGCGTCGGCGCGGGCGACGTTCTGCCGGGCGCGCGCCACCGCGAGCTCGGAGTTGCGCACCTGCCGGTTGGCGTCGGCGAGCCGCTGCCGCGCCTGCCGCACCTGATCCGACCCCTCGACCCCGGCCTTGGCCGCGGCGCGCTCATCGGCGACCAGCCGCTTCTGCGCCAGCTGCTGCTCGCGCAGCTGCTGGATGGCCTGGTCGTAGCGCAGCTGCGCCTCCTGGCGGGCGAGCTGGTCCTCCTTGCGTTTCTGCTTGGCCGCGGCGAGCTGCTGCTGCGCTGCCGTCACGGCGGCCTGCGCGGCGGCCTTGGCCGCATCCGAGGCCGCCGGATCCGCCGCGAGCTTGGCGGCGTTGGCCTGCGCCTGCGCCACCCCGGTCTGCGCCTGCTGCACCGCCAGGTCGTCCTGCCGCGCGGAGGTGAGCTTCTCCAGCGCGAGCCGGGCCTGCTGCACCGCGAGCTGGTCCTGCCGGATCGCCAGCGCCCCGTCGATGACCTGGTTGCGCATGTCGACCAGGCGGCGGGAGGCGTCCGCGCGCGCCTGGTTGAGGGCCTGCTGCGCCTGCTGCGCGTTGCGCTGCGCCGAGGCCAGCGACTGCTCGGCCTGCCGCACCCCATCCAGGGCCTGCTGGTGTGCGTACCCGGCGTTGCGGAGCGCGGAGGCCAGGGCCTGCTGCGCGCCGGCCAGCGCGAGCGCGCGCTGCTGCCCCTGCACGGCCGACCCGTTCGACTGGGCCTGCGCCGCGCCCTCCTCCGCGATCGCCTGCTTGATCTTGTTGAACGCCGGGACCGCGACCGCCTGCAACCCCAAGACCCCGACACCCGCCGCGGCCGCGGCGCCGGCCAGACCAGAGATCCCCACGATCGCGGTCGCGCCGACCGGGATCGCCGCCAGCGACAGCAGCGCCATCCCCAGTTCCTGCACCGCCGCCAGCGCGGGTCCGGTGTCGATCGAAACCGACGGCTCCGAACTGGAGGCCGCGGCGTTGAAACCGGTGGAGAACTGCAGCCCGGACTCCTGGCCGCTGGCGGCCGACTCCGACACATACCGGCCTAGGGCGTTGCGCAGGCGGCCTTGGGCGTCGCGGGTGAACGTCTCCCCGAACCCCTGGCCGAACTGCTGGCCGGAGTCGCGGCCGCCGGCGTCGGCGTCCCCGTTGAACTGGCGGAAGACGTCGCGGAGCCGCCCGGGTGATTCGCTGCTGAACCCGTCCCCGAACGCCTGGCCGAACGAGCGGCCGCTGTCGCTGCCCGCCCGCCGGGCTTCCCGGTCGACGTCGCCGCGGAAACCGGAGGGGTCCGCGCGGACACGGACGAACGCTGTCGCCAGGGGCGCCATGCCTCACCCCCGTCCGCGGTTCACATCCCGGAGGAAGGCGGCCTCAGCCGCGCGGGCACGGGCGTCGAGCGGCTCCAGCAGCCGCGCGTCGAGCTTCTCGATCTCCTCGGGGTCGCCGCCGTCGGTGAGGAAGGCGTAGACGGTGTTGCACAGCTGCCGGGGGGTGAGCGCTACAGCGCCTCGGCCAGCCGCCCCACGGGCACCAGCGTGTCGTCCATGCCCGGCCGCGCCCGCGGCGCCGGAGGAGAGGAGGAGGTGGCCGTCGAGGGTGCTCCAGTTGTGGGCGGCCCACTGGAGGAGCCGGACGGCTGCCGGGTAGGGCGGGCGTTGATGACCTCGATCGCCTGCTGGACGACCGTCATCATCTCGTCGGCCTCGGCCTTCTTGACGGTCATGTCCCGCTCGAAGCGCTTCCAGTCGTCCTCGTGGAGGCAGTCGCGGAGCATGTCGTAGATCGCGACGAGGCCCTCCATGTCGTTGGCGTCGACGTCCATGGAGGCGGTGTGCGCGAACTTCAGCAGCGGCATGAGGCCGACCTTGTCGGCGACGCGGTAGTGGCCGCCGAGGCATTCGACGGTGTCGCCGTGGACGACGCCCTCGCTCATGGCCTGGATCTGGTGGGCTTGGGCCTCGGCGTCCTCACCGGCGTTGAACATCACCGGCGGGACGGCGCCCTCCGTTTCGGGGACGGTCTCGACCTCGATCATCGGGACGGACTGCAGCTGGCTCATGGTCACGCCCTCGCCGCGCCGGTCGTCCAGTACTTGAACGGCAGGGACCCGTCGGCCGGCTTCTCGAACGTCCACTCGTTGGGCAGGGTCGCCTTGTCCGCGCCCTTCGCACGACTGATGTTGATCTTGCCGGTCTGGAAGCACTGGATCCCCACCAGCCGCTCGGTGGAGTCCTGCGCCTCCCACCCGATCATGCGCCGGACCTCCGAGCCCAGCTCCGGCGGGGCGAACTCGTTCAGCTGCGTCGCGCCGCTACCCGTGGTGGTGATCGTGCCGCCGTTGACCGCCAGCTTGAAGTTCGTGGCGTGGATCTGCGCCAGGTCGAACGTCATCGAGATCACGCGGCCGGTCGGCACCACCGCCACCGCGTCCAGGGTCTCGGCCACCTCCACGTTGTCGGTGGACAGCTCGTAGTTGAACTCCGAGCCCTTGTCGGTCGCGCCGAACAGGCTCCACGCGACGGGCCAGGTATCGGTGAACACACCTCCGGCGACGGTGTTGGCCGGGAACGCCGAGGCGAGCGGCGCCCAGTACAGGAATCCAGGGCCGAGGGCGATCGCGTTGATCGGAACAGCGACTGCGGGCATGGCGATGTCCCTTCCGGGCTGCTACAGCCCTCAGGTGGTGGGTGATGGAAGAGCGCCGCGCTACGCGGCACGGGGTCAGATGAGGGCGGGATCAGCCAGCAGGAAGTCGGCGTCGACCAGGTACCGGAACTGCTCGTGGTTGGACTCGGAGTCGTCGATCAGGAGCGGACCGGAGATGTTGTCGACGGTCAGGCACACCGCCTCGCCCATCGGGGTGCGGGTGCCGCCGAGCGACAGGGTGTGCAGGAGGGATGCGTAGGCGGTCGCGGCGCGCGCGGCGATCAGCTTGGTCGGCGCGTAGATCGCGGCGGAGATCCGGGCTTGGTCGACCGGTTGCTCGACGGTGAGGGTCGGGACGCCGCCGACGCGGGTGAGGTAGGCGTAGGCGCCTCGTCCGGGGCTGTGCTGCCGGTTCAGGAAAGCGCCGAGCTGGAGCGGATGCCCCACGCCGACGAGGTCGCCGGTGCGGGAGTTGATGAAGGCGCGGACGGCGGCCTCGGCGTCAACGACCATCAGCGGTGTCCGCCCGGCGGCAGATCTCGTCGAGGAGGGCCCCGGGGATGAGGTGAATGTTGTGGTGCCAGCGTGCGCGCGTGGCCCGGCGGCCGAGCATGGTCGGGCAGTACAGGGCGTGCGCGATCGCATCCAGCCGCCGCCAGCGCCGCTTCACAGCTGCATCATCACGTCGAGCGCGGGCCGCAGATGCGGCTGAGCGCGGGTCCCCGGGTGGCGGACCTTCCGGCCGAACACCTGCCCGGTCTGGCGGTTCCGCAGCGGGTAGTCGCCGTGCGAGGCGATGTCGTGCGGCTCCGTGCCGACCTCGATGAACAGCCCCAGCGGCTTCCCGTCGGGAGTGGTCGAGGGGTTCTTGACGTCCACGTACAGGCCCTCGCGGTCGCGGCCCAGCTCCCACCCGATCTGCGACCGCGAGTAGCCGGACGGCCGTCCGTGCGACCCGCGGGGACTCACCGGGCAGAGGGTCTTGGCGGCCTGCGCGCCGACCGTCCCGCGCCGCGACAGGTCCCGCCCGACCGGCCCCTCCTTCGAGTTCAGGAGCCTGTCGAGTTCCGCCTCGTCCCACACGAGCCAACCGCCTACCGCCACCGCTCAGCCCCCCTCGCTATCCGGTCCTGGGTCGGGTTCGGGCCGGGAATGCTCCAGCCGCCACAAGATCGCCTGGACCTGCCCGAGCGCATCGGCCGCCTTCTCCGGCATCGCCTCGTAGGCTGCCGGGGTCATGTGCGCGCAGAACCGCGACACCGCAGCGACGAGCCCGGCTACGGGTTCCAGGTCGGGCAGCCGGACCGTGACACTCCCTGGCGCCGCCGACATGTCCTGCGGCCGGTGCGCCATCAGGACTTCGCGGCCGCCGTCTTGGCGGCCTTCGCCGGGCCCTGCTCAGCCGGGACGGCGTCGGCGGCGTTCTGCGTCGCCTGCTCGGCCGCCTGCGCCGCGGCCTTGGTGTCGACCTTGGCGACCTGCTCGGCCGAGTACCCGTGCGCCTCGACGTTCTCGGCGGGCACCGGGTCGCCCACGTGGTAGGCGCGGACACCGCCGTGCCAGATCTCCTGCAGCGCGACGTACTCGTACTCGGGTGCAGCCATCGGCGTGGCTCCTCTCACAGATAGGTGTCGCCCCACGGGACGGGCTCGGGGAAGGCGTAGACGGGCCGGCCGCCGTCGGCGCCGGTACCGGCGTCGTCGCACGCGTCGATCAGCTGCTGCAGCGCGAGCTTCGCGCGGGCGTCCAGGGTGGTGTACAGGTCGGTGATCTGCGCGTTCCGTTCCGGCCACGCCAGTTCGATGTCGGCGGCGGCGCGCCACGCGGCGGCGTCGTTGGCCAGGCCGTACAGCGCTTCGGGGATGGACGCCACGGCCGCGCGAGTCTGCGCGACGGCGCCCTCCACGATCGGTTCGACCTCGTCGGCGGTAGGGACGGTGGTGTCGTTGAAGGTCCCGGCGGGGTTGTCGTTGCCGGGCTGGGTCTGGTCGCGGGTCTTGGTGGGGATCCGGGCGCCGACGTCGGTCATGCTCGGCGCCCACGGCTCAGCCATCGCTCGCCGCGTCGATCATCCGCAGCACCTCTTGTGACTTTGCATCGACGGCTTGAGCCGCTTCGCCCAGGGCAGAGGAGAAGAGCCGCTGCGTCACCTCGGGTGTGCGCCCCCAAGCCCAGCCGCTACACAGGTCAGCCCATTCGCCATCGCCCACTCGCGCGCGGATGACGAACTCGGCCCGCACCGGCGGCGGCACAGTGTGCGGTTCGGGGCGGGTCATCAGCCGGGGACGATCTTCGCGGCGATCGACACGCCCGTCACCGCCGAGCACACGACCTTCGCATACCCCTTCGACCCGCCGCCCTGGTCGAACCGGCCGTCGTTGGCGATGTACACCTCCTGCTCATCCGTCGCGCCCATCGTCACCGTCAAGTCCTGATCAGCGCCGTAGCTCGACGTCACCACCGAATCGATCACCGCGTTGCACGCGGTCCCGGTCGTGCGGATCCGCAGAATCGTGCCGCGGCCCGACAGCGGGATCAGGTCACCGGTCGTCGCGGTCGCCGCCGCCCAGCCGGCGTCCTGCCCCGCGGCAGCACCGGTGGTCTTCGCACCGACCGGGGTCAGAGCTGTCCTGGCGAGTGTCGCCATGGGGATGTCCCTTCTGTGGAGCGGCCCGGCAGCGTGACGGGGTCGCGCGCTGCCAGGCCGCGGCTCACTCGCCCTTCAGGGTCTTGACCAGCTCGGTCTTCGACAGGCCCTCGGCATCCGGGCGTTCCATCCGCCCCGAGCCCACGGCGTACTCGACCCAGGCGTCCTTGCCCGAGCCCGGCCCGTTCTCCGGCGGCATGCTCGGCCCGCCGCTCTCGGCCTGCAGCGACGCCTGCTCCTCACCCGAGTCCTTCGCCGGGGAGTCGCCGTCGTCGAGCGGCTCGATCATCTCGGCGTCGACCAGGAACTTCATCTTGTCGCTGGCAGGATCGCCGACGAACACCGTGTTCTGGTACAGCGTGCCCAGCTGGACACCGCGGTCGGTGTTCATCGGGATGTGCACCACACACGGCGCCAGCACCTTGTACCGCCTCATGTGTCCCAGCCCCTCAGGTGTTCGTGATCTTGATTCCGGCGCCGGGCTCCTGGATCACCGGGACCGTGAGCCGCCGGCCCCACAGCTCCCAAGCGTCCCGCTTGGCCTTGCGTTCGGACTGGACCTGGATCGCCATGTCCGACACGGCGTAGCCCGGGTCGACCTCCGCCTCGTCGGCCATCCCCCCGAGCTCCTCGTTGTCGATGATCCACACGTCGTCCGACGGCAGACTCGACAGCGGCGCGGGCACCACGATCAGATCCCCGATGATCTCGATACGGCCGTTGTAGACCGGGTTGTCGGTCGCCTCCCGCCGACGCAGCGACGCGATCGTGGGGTCGGACGCCATGTAGGCGTACTTGGTGTTGCTCATGACGATGATGTTCGGGTTGTAGCCCTGCTTGAGGTCCACGACCTGCGCCTTGGCCAGCTCGATGTCCCGCAGGATCATCGCCGCCGTCGCGTTCGCCCACCGGTTCGAACCCGACCCGGTCGCGGCCTGCGTCGCGGTGATCGCCGACCCGACCGCCGACATGGTGATCCCGTCGACCTTGGTGATGATGGTGTTGACGGTCTTGCGGAGCGCGCGGTCCAGCGCGTCGCCGCCCTTCACCGTCCGCTTGATCGACTCATCAGTGAGGAACGTGCCCTGCCCCCACTTCTCGACCGCGGCCAGCGCGCCCGTCCCGGGAGAGGGGGTGTCCATCGGGTACTCGCTGCCGGGCGCGACCGACTCCACCGGGCGGGTGTTGACGATCGGCTCGGACACCTCGTAGGCGATCGCGCCGCCCGAGGTGCGGAACCGCTGGGTCAGCACCTGATCGGAGATGAACCGCAGGTCGACGAAGGTGCGAAGACGTCGGGTGATCTGCGCCGGGGACTGCAGGAGCCTGCTGATGGTCAGCAGGTCGCCGCTGAGACTGGGTGCCCCCGGCGGGTAAGCGTCAGGCATGGTCTTCCTTTCCCATGCGACAGCCCCCGACCCGGTGATGCTGGGCGGGGGCTGTACGGATGATCGTGACGGGGGCCGCCCTACAGGGCGACGTAGCGGACCTTGGCGGCGTCGGCGGCGGTGTTGAGCGCGATTCCGACGATGGAGCGGGCGTCGTTGATGTCGCCTGCCGTGGCACCGGACGCGGCCGCCTTGGACGCGACCTTCCCTCCGGCTGCGGCGACGAGCTGGTCGCCGGCGGTGACGGAGCCGGAGCCGACCACTTCGTGCTCTGGGCCGCGCAGGTGGATGGTGACGCGGGCCCCGGACGCGGCGTCCGTGGCGAACACACCGATGACCTTCGCCGATCCGGCCGCGGCCGGGCCGACGGTGCTGTCCCCCGACACGGCGGCCAGGGTGCCGCCGGTGACCGCCGCGGACGTGGTGAAGGATCCCTTGCTCTCGTAAACCGGGATGTAGTCGCCCACGGGTCAGGCTCCCTTCGAGGTGGCGGGGACGGGGCGGGTGAACAGCGAGTCGAACTCGCTGGCGTCGGCCGCCGCGTCGGTTTCGCTACCCGGCGCGCCCGCGTCCTGGACGGGCACCAGGCCGGGCGCCAGCGACGCCAGCGCCTCCTTGGCGCCGGTCTCGTCCTTGTCCCAGTAGCTCTCCCAGTGGGGGCGGCGGACCGGCGGGAACTTCCCGGCCTTGATGGCGTCGTCGAGGGCGCGGTCGCGTGCCTCGCGGCGCTGCTGGGCGCGGGCGGCCACACCTTCCAGGGCCTGCTCGCGGAGTTCGGCGAGAGCGGCCTCGTCGATCGTGACGGTGCCGGGCGCGAGCGTCTCGGCGGGGTCGGTGGCGGGGGCGGCCGGGGCGTCGCCGCCTTCACCCTCGGGGTCGGCCGGGGCCTGGTCCTCGGGGTCGCCGGCGGGCGCCGGTGGGGTGGGCGTGATGCCCTGGGTGGTGAGGGCGGTCCTCACCTCGTCGTCGGTGGCCTCGGGAGAGAGCCCCAGGGCCTGACGGAGCAGAGCCGCATCCATGGGCTCTCCCTCCTGGTTGTGGTTACCCTCGACCGCGGTCGCGGCAGGGGGGTCTGTGTGCGCCTGCTCGGCGGGCGCGGGGTCCGGCTCGGCGCCGTCCGGGTCGGCTGCCTGCGGCTCGGTGGCCGTGTCCTCGGTCGTGTTCTCGGTCGCGTCCTGGCCTTCGGCTGCTGCGGCCGGGCGGTCACTGGGACGCGACTCGGCGCGCGAGGCATACCGCAGCACCGGCGGCCGCGACGACGCGGCAGCGACCGCCGCGACCCCGGCAGGGGCGTCCTCGTACCGCACCACGACCTTGACCGGATCGGCGAAGGTCACAGCATCCTCGCCGTCACCCTCACCGATGGTGACCGGCACCCGCGACAGGCCACCGGTGGAGTCGTCCATCACGATCAGCTGCAGGTCGGGGCCGAGCTGCATCTCACAAATCCAGACGTCCCAGCCCGAGCCGTACTCGGAGCTGTAGAACGCGCGGCGGACGTCATCGGTGGAGACGCCCGCCCGGACTGTGGCGGGGTTGGGGTTGGGCACGGCGTCCTCCCGGGCGGCGTGGGTAGTGGACGAGGCGGCGGCGCGGATCGTCACGGCGACCGGCACCCCGGCTCCGGCCGGATCAGTAGCGGCGGCGACGTCGTACAGCGCGGCGACGTCCTGGAGGGACTGCAGCGTCCCGATCCCCGGAGGGACCACGCCGAGCAGCGCGACAGCGGTGATCACGAACGGGTGGGTGTGGCCGAGCTGGCACCGGTGGTCGTACCGGCCCTCAATGGACCGGTCGGGGTAGGCGGACGCCAGGAACTGCCCGTCCATCCAGGCGGGCATCCCGGCGTAGTCCCCGACCAATGTCTGGCCGCCCTCGACGGTGGCCATGTTCGCGATGTAGCCGACGGCGGGTTCGCCGTCCCAGCGCTGCCCGTTCTCGTCAGGGTCGGGCTCAGCGTGGCCGAGCTTGAGGACCGGGCGACGGACGGCCGGGCAGTCGAGGGCGGCGACAGCGGCGGCGAGGTCCCCGGCGGTGAAGTTGGCGATGCCGGTGGAGATCGGCCACTGCCCGACGTGCATGAGCTCCACGTTGGGGACCGTGACGAGCGCGGGCGGCACGGTCACCGTGACCTCGGGCGCCGGGTCGGTCATGAGTCCGGCCAGACCGCGACAAGCACGCCGCGGCACCGCAGGCGGCCGAGACATTCGATGTAGCCGCCCGCCGCGTAGGCGGCGCCTGCCGCCTCACGGGAGTCGAACTCTGTGCCATCGATCTCGACGCAGTTCTTGCAGGTGCCGGTGTCCAGGACTTCCGACGCGACGTAGGTGGCCTCACCGGCGTCCATGAGGGTGGCCCAGCGGCCGTGCGCCTGGGCGGCCCACAGCGCCCCGCCGAGCTGCTCACGCGGCCACGCATCCGTCAGCCCCTCCATATGGGAGCGGACCAGCCCGGCGACGTCCTCGCCCGACGCGCCGGGAGTCCAAACGCGTAGGGCTTCCCGCCCGGCCGCGTCCGCCGTGGCAGAACCCATCAGCGCGGCGATGGTGTCGGCCAGCGCACGGAGTGCGTCCTCGTCCAGTTCGGGCGTGGCCAGGTCGACACCTTGGGACGCGGCCTCGGCCACGACCTGCCCGGCGCCGGTCGAGGCCATCGCCAGCAGGGCGGGCGCCAGGACCTCGGCCGCGGCGGAGGTGTCGAGGGTGAGCGCAGCGAGCTGCGCCGTCTCCGCCGCCACGACGGCGGCAGCGACCTGTTCGACGAGCGCGTCGGTCTGCGCGGCCTGCACCGCCGCCCACGCGGCGAGGAGATCCTCCAGCGCGGCGTCGTGGTCGGAGGCGATCTGGTCGGGGTCCATCCCGGCGGCGGCCTCGACGGTGGTGAGCTGCCGATGCCCGGCTGCGCTGTCACCCGCCGCCCGAACATCGCCGCGCCGCGCCGTGCGCCTGCGGGGGCTGGCGCCGCGCGGCTGAGCGGCGGCTCGCGCGGGCGGCGCAGGCGGCGCGGCGCCGGCGTCGGGGAGCCTGGCGCCGGCGCCCTGCGGAAGGGCAGGCAGGCCGAGCCGCGCGCGGCGCTCATCGACGGTCAAAAACGCTTCGCCGCGCGCGGTCGCCGCCGCGCGTGCCTGCACCTGCGGCGCCGTCGGCGCGGTCTCGGTGTCGGGTGGCGGCGCGTACCGCAGGTTGCTCGGCGTCGGAAGCTGGGCCCCCGCACCGCCTGGCAGCGGCGGCAGATTGATCTGCGCGCGGCGCTCGTCCACCGTGAGGATGCCGTAATCCAGGTCGTAGGCGTACGACCGCTCCGCCGTGGCGATGTCGTCCCGCTTGCGCTTGGGCAGCCGGTAGGTGCCGCGCAGGTACGCCTCCAGGTCGTCGTCGGGGTGGATGACCCCCGAGGACACCAGCCCCTGAAGGGCCTCGGCCGTGAGGTCGTGGCGGCGGCCCACGTCGGTGCACACGACCCTCGGCGCCGGCTCGTCCTCACCCCAATTCACGTCAACGAGGTCGGTGACGATCCCGGTCAGGCCGGGCTGCCCGGAGGTGGCGACGTCGGCGACCTCGTCCGCGACCGCCTGCAGCGACAGCAGGAACTGGTCGATGAACGATTCGCCCAGCGCGCGGCTTCCGGTCTGGGTCTGGCCGAGGTCGAGGAACCCCGCCAGGGCGAGGGTGGACATCTGCTGGTCGAGGTAGCGGACGAACTCGACGGTGTCCGGGACTGATCCGCTGAGGCCGGTGAGATTGACCTTGAAACCGTGCGGGACACCGACCCCGGCCTGGTCTCCGACTCGCATCGAGGACGCGAGCCGCTGCGCCTCCTGCACCTGCGCGGGCGTCGCGCCCGTGGGGGCCTCGACGTTCGGGACACCCATCCCGAACCGCCGGTTCGATGTGGCGTGCACACGCCACATCTCGTGTTTCAGCAGCCAAGGCCCGTAGGCGGCGCGGAGCAGAGACCGGCCGGTCCAGGTGGCGCCCTCCCGGTCATGCGCGTACCACACCAGCCGGTTCGCGGTCATTGGTGTCGTCCACGCCAGGTCCTGGGTGACGCTTTGGATGGTGCCGTCGCGGTTCAGGTTGATCATCGCGAGCGTCCACGGCATCCGCTCGCCCAGGTTGATCAGCCGTGCGAGGCCGCCGCGGATCTCGTAGCGGCGCTCGAACACGGCGTGGCCGTAGACCAGGGACAGCAGGGCGAGGCGGAGATGCTCGGCCCAGGACACACCACGGCGGCGCGCCGGGCCAGGCACGGCGTCGGCGCCGAGGATCGGCACGCCGAGGTCGTCAGCCACGACCTGGACGACCTCGTCGCGGCACCCGGCGGGATCGATGGCCCAGGTCGCGCGGCGGATCGGCAACGAGTAGGCCTTGAGAATCGCCGTGAGCTTGGGGTCGTGGCGCATCCGGGAGTACATCCGAACGCTGAGGGGCCAGGCCAGGTCGGGGACGAACTCGTTGACGTCGACCCACTGCGCGCCGACGACGTCGGCGAAGTCGATCGTTCCGAGGTCCTTCGTGGGTGGCGCCATGCATTCACCCCCTGACCTGCGTGTTTAGTTTTGTTCTGCGGCGCAGTGACGGCGGGATGCCCCGACCTCCCTTGCCCAGGGAGGTCAGGCGGTGATCGAGCTCAAGCGGTCACCAGTCCATCGACATGTAGTCGCCGGTGCGCGGCTCCGCCCCTGTGGAAGCCGTGTACGCCTGCCCGATCGCGCCGTCGTCCGCAGGTCCTGCTGTGCGGCGCTGGTCGACCTGGTCGGCGGTCTCCTGCGGCAGCCAGTGCGCCGCGACCACCCGCGCCGCATAGGAGAGGGTGTCGACCTGGTCGTCGTGTGCCGCAGATGGAAACGCAGCCAACTCGTCGCACCACTCGTCCAGCCAGTCCGCTTCAGCCGGGAACCACACCCGGCCCGCCTTCAACCGGGACGTCGCCGGGACCGCGCGGGTGACCTTGTCGGTGTCCGCCGCTACCGGCTCAACCGGCAGTCCGGCCTTCGTCGCGTCGATCACCATCGTGGAGCTGATGAACGACTTCTCCACGAATACCGTGGCCAGCGCCCACCGAGAGACCAGAGGCCGGGCCAGGTCCCAGTGGTCCTCCTCGACCACGCGCTTCCGGGCGCGGTCCAAAAGGATCAGGTCACCGTCCGGGCTGATCGCCCACGCCGACACAACCGTGTAGTCCGCCGACCGCTTCGTGGACGCGGCCAGATCGACCGTGGCCAATCGCCAGCAGTCATCCAGGAATACCGGCCGGCTGTCGAGGTCGACACGCCGACCATCGGCCGTGCCGTGCCTGCTCAGGTCGGCTGGCATCGGGTTCCAGTACCGGAAAGTCGAACGGCGGAACATGTTGCCTTCGGCGGCGACCGGGGTCTGCTGGTAGATGCTCCGCCACACGTACGGGGAGCGCACCTCTTGCAGCCCGTGGAAGTAGCCGGGCTTGCGGTCCTGGACGGAGACGAGTTCCTCGCCTGGGGCGCGGCCGAGCGGATCAACGCCGTCGGCAACCCACACCGTCTTCGCTCGGCCGTCAGCGCCCTTGATCTGGACGCCCTTGCCCGCGACCGCCGGGATCGACACGACCCGCCACCGACCCGGCTCGCGTGTCACCAGCCGCCCAGCAAGGTCGTCGCAGTGCCAGCGCGTCATCATCAAGCACACCTTGAAGCGCGACGATCCTCGGGTTGAGCCGTTGGACTCCCACCAGTCCCAGGCGGCATCGCGGTAGGTCGCGGACTCTGCTTCGGCTCGACCGCGGAACGGGTCGTCAATGATCAGCACATCGACTTTTTCGCCGGTGATCCCGCCCGCGATCCCGGCGCATATGACGCCGCCGCCATCTTCGGTCTCCCAGTACCCGGCCGCCCGGGTGTCTTTCCTCAGCCGGATCCCGAGCTGCGGGTTGTCAGCCGCGTCACGGCGGATGGCCTTGCCCCAGCGGAGCGCCTTGTTGTCGTTGTAGGAGACGATCCCGATGCGCAAGGTCTTGTCGTGCGCGAGAAGCCAGAGCGGAAACCTTCTGGATACTCTCTGTGATTTCCCCTCTTGAGGGGGGCAGTAGAGCTGGAGGCGGTCGGTGTCGCCGTCGGCGAGCTCGACCAGCTCGCGGTCGATGAGGTCGAGCGCGGCGGTCTGCCGGGTGGCGCGGTCGATCGCGCGGGCGAGCTGCCCGGGTGTCGACCACCGGCGGCCTCGGGGCGGGGGTGGCGGCTCGAAGTGCGCCAGGATCGCTGCGGCGACACCTTGGACGGGGTCGAGGACGGTCATGTGTCCTGCACCCACAGGACGCCGTAGAGGGCGGTCTTGTGCTGGCCTGATCGCGTCGCGGTCAGCTTCCACCAGCGCGCGCCGGCCGTCGCGACCGCGGAGGCGGGGACGTCCGCCTCGCATTCCCCGGCGGCCGCGTCGGTGACGGCCGCGGTGAGGGTGACCACGGTGGCGTCTTCGTCGTCGGTGTCCTTCGACGGTTTGATCAGCATCCGCACCGCCGCGCCGGCCAGGTTCGCCGGGGCCTGGGCGTCGTCGTCGGTGACGGTGAACGCGAAGCTCTGGTCGTCGCCCTGGACCAGGGTCAGTTCGAGGTAGACCGCCACGCCGTCCTCCTCACCGCAGGTGTCCGGACAGGGCGCCGCGCACCGTCGCGGTCCCGCTGAGCTGGCCGGCGACGCGGGCGGTCCCGGCGAGGTCGGGCAGGGGCGGCACCCCGGGCAGGTGGGCGCTGACGGTGTCGGTCAGGGTGATCGTGTCGCTGGCCGGCCTGGTGAGGTGCCCTCCGGCGGACAGCAGGTCGGGCAGGGCTAGGAGGTCGGTGGCCGCTCGGGTGAGGTCGCTGGTCCGGGTCGGCGCGTCGGTGGTGGTGATGCTGTCGCCGGAGCCGCGGGCGGTGGCGGTGGAGCCGGCCACCGCGTCGAGGAGCGTCGCGGTGTCGGCCGCGGCGGCACCGCGCCCGGATGTGGGGGTGGCGGTGTCGCCGGCGGTGACCGTGTCGCTGCCGTCGCGTCCCTGGGCGCTGGCCGGGGAGGCGAGGTCGGTGGCGGTGAGGGTGTCGCCGGTCGGGCGCTGGTAGGTGACCTGGAGGTCGGTGGTGTCGGCTGCGGTGAGGGTGTCGGTCGCGGTCGCGCCCCGGCCGGTGCCGGCGGTGGCTTGGTCTGCCGTGGTTGTGGTGTCGCTGCTGGCGCGCGCCGCGGCGAGAGCACCGGCGGCGGTGTCGGCTGCGGCGGCGGAATCGGTGGCTGCACGTCCTGATGCGGTGGCCGCTGCGGCGGCGTCGGCGCCAGTGAGGTTGTCGCTGGCGATGAGGGTCGAGATCGTTGTCCGGGTAGCGGCGTCGGCGGTGGTCGCGGTGTCGGCCGCCGGGCGGGCGAGGACGACGGCCGCGGCGCAGCCGTCGGAAAGGTTGGCCGTGTCGCCGGTGGCGCGGGGGGCGGTGGCCTGCCGGGCGGAACTGTCGGCGACGGTCAAGGCGTCGGCGGCTGCCCTGGGCGCGGCGGCCGTGCGCGCGGCGGCGTCGGCGAGCGCCGCGGTATCGGTGGCCGCGCGGGCGGTTTGGACGGTGCGGGCAGGGCTGTCGGCCAGGGTGGCGGAGTCGGTGGCGGATCGGCTGGACGACCCGCCCCCTCCGGCGGCGAGGATGGCCAGGGACCAGGTGGTGACGCCGGACGAGGCGACGTTGCCGACCAGGTCTGGTGGGGTGACCGGGGTGCCGGAGGGGTTGGTGGCGGCGAGGCCGTCATCGGCGATGCCGGTGATGGTGCCGCCGGAGCCGAGCGCGAGGCTGTCGGAGTCGACGCGTTTGGTCCACCCGCTGGTGGTGATGGCGGTGGACCCGGTGGACTGCCGTTCGCCGATCATGGAGGCGATCGCGCATCCGGCGGCCGTCGGGGTGACGGCGGGGCACGGGTGGCTGGTGACGGCGGACGCGCCCTCGTTGCGGCTGGTGATGGCGTTGACCGGGGTGGTGTTGTCGACGCCCCGGTAGACCGTCACGGAGAAGGTCTGCCGGTTGGTGCCGTTCATGGTCCCGGAGATGTTGCCGGACTCGCTGCCGGTGCAGACGCGGTAGTAGACGCGGGTGCGTAGCGACCCTTGGGAGGAGACGACCGCTGCGGCGGCGGCCGTCCAGCCGGATGGGTCGCTGGTGACGGTGTTGCCCGACGACTGCGACCAGATGAGCAGGGCCACGTCCCCGGACGCGGGCGTCGCCGACAGCGACGACCAGGCGAGGTTCAGGGTGGCGACATTCCCGCCGGCACTGCCGCCCCCGACGTAGGAGATCGCCACGGTCGCAGGTAGGGCGCTAGCTCGCGGTGATCGTCTCGGTGATCGTCAGCGCGTCGCCGGACGCCGAGAGCGTGGCGGTGGCCGACAGCAGCGTCTCGTACACCATGGTCCCGGAGCTGCTGGCGTTGAACACACCGATCTTCGCCACCGTCACCGGAAGTGAATCCGAGCCGTTCGCGGTGAACGTCTTGGTCAGCGTGGCGGTGGCCTGACCGTTGGTGTGGGCGTAGGTCGCCTGCGCCCGGATCAGGCCGCCGCTCGCGGTGGTGATCTCCCCGGTGAGGGTGGTGTCGGAGGCGGAGGGGGCGGTGGAGTTCGCGGTCAGCGCGATGTAGTTCGCGGCGGCGGGTTGGGTGCTGGTGGTGAAGCAGGCCGCGAGGACGTGGTCGCGGCCGCCGTTGGTGAGCACCGGTCAGACCTCCTCAGCCTCGGCGCCGGCGTCGGCGGCGGCGGGCTGGTCGGGTTCGGGGTCGCGGACCTCGCAGCCGTAATGCGCGGCCAGCAGTTGCGCGAGCGCCGGGTCGGTGGACGCGACCCACGCGGGGGCGCTGTCGGAGTGGTAGGCCCACACGCCGCGGGGCGCGGTGATCGTGGCGAAGATCTCGGCCATCGAGGTTCCGGCGGGGGGCTGCACGGTGGTGCAGCGGTTCCCGGGCAGGGGGGTGCGGGTCTCGCGGCCGTGGTCGTCGTGGGTGACTTCGACGGCGTCGCGGTTGCCGAGGTAGACGGTGGTCTGCTCGTCGGGCATGGGGTTCCTCGCAGGCGGTCGGTGGTGCTGGGCGGCCGACGGCAGCAGACCGGGGTGGCCGTGTCTCCGGGGGGAAGGAGAAAGGCCCGGGAGCCGGTGGCTCGACCTGGGCCTTGGGGGTGTGGCGACAGAGCACCACATTGAGGAGAGGGTCTCACAAATAGTGATCGGTGAACAAGCTGGCGGGGTGTGTCTTGCGAGGTCGTCCGCGTTTGGTGGCGTGGGTGTCGGCTTCGGTTTGCAGTGCGTCACCGAAGCGGATGAGGAGTTGGCCGCGGTCGTTGCGGCCGCGTGGGGTGATCTTGTTGCGGCGGACCCATTGGTCGATGGCGCCGTAGGAGACCTGGCCGTCGAAGAAGGTGACGAGTTCGGGGATGGTGAGGAGCGCGTCGCGGTTGAGGTCGGTGCCGCTCATGGGCTCAGGGTAGATCTTCGCCCCGGGTGTGACCGGCGGTGATGCCGCGTCGGGGTTTTCCCGGATGGGTGTCCGTGGTTCCACGGTGGCCGGATGGTGACAGCCGAGTAGTAGCCGTGAACGCGCTGTGAACGTGCCGCGTCCTACCCCTACCGTTTCGACCGCCCCCCGCCGAGGCTCGGATCACGACAGAAGGAAACCCTCACATGCGCCTCACGATCATCCTGCCCGTCGCCGCCGCTCTGGTGTTCGGTGCGACCGCGTGCGACCCGGCCGCGCAGGACCCGGTCGCCGTGCAGTCCACCGAGTCGGGCAAGGGCGCCACCGGGAAGGGCAAGCCGAAGAGCGCGGTGCCGATCAAGCTGGTCGCCAAGCGCGCGACCGCGACGAAGAGCGTGCTGTCGAGCGGTGGTGCGCTGACGTGCGTGAAGGTGACGGTGACGAACCAGGGGAAGAAGCAGCTGGAGGTCAACCCGCTGTACTTCTCGATCACCGACACCGGCGGCACCAAGCACTCGACCGATCAGGTGATGGGCGAGTACGAGAACGCGATCGACACCACGCAGTTGGCGCCGGGTGAGAAGGCGACGGGGATGGTGTGTGGGAAGGGCCGGTTCACGCCGAAGACGGTGGCGATGACGAACGCGTTGTTCTCCGAGGCCGCGCGGGCGCAGGTCGCCTGACGCTGACGTTCGGATGGCGGGGTGTCTCCGCGCGGGCGCCCCGCCTCAGGTCTTCGCCGCCGTCTCGTTGGCCAGATCCGCGAGCCTCTGCGCGGCGGCTCCGATGTCGCGGACGACCCAGGCGGGCAGGGAGTCCAGCGCGAGCCGGGCGCGTTCCTCCAGCGGTAGGGCTTCCGGTGTGCCGCGCATCGCGTCGTTGAACACGGAGATCAGCCCGGTCACGCGCGGGATGTCGAGCCCGAGCCGCACGCTCACGCGTTCGACCACTCGGTGTGAACGGCGGCGACCTCGCTCACGTCGAGGTACTCGATCGCGGCGTTGGCGCGGGCGGTGGCCTGCCACTTGATGCCCACGAGGCCACCGAGACGGTTGTGCTGGATCCGGTACTCGTCGACATCCGCGCGGATCTGAGCGCCGCTCTTCAGCGTGACGACCATGATGATCGGACCAGCGTCCGACCTGGTGTCGCTGGTCGTTTCGGTACGGGTCGTCTCTGCCATGTCGATCCCTTCAGAACGGCCAGCCTTCGGCGCCTCGCACGCTCGCGGGAGGCGTCTGCTCATGGTGCTCCGCTAGGACGCGGCGCGCGCGGCGATCGTCTCGTCCACCACATCGAACCCGGCCACGCTGACGACGTCGTCCTGGTACTCGTCCTCGTTCATCAACCGGCCGCAGTTGCGGCATTCGATGTGTCCGTCGTCGCGGGTCTGGAGGACGTTGACCCACGTGCAGCGCGGGCACCGTCCGGGACGGCGGCGGACGACTGGGTCGGACTTCGTCGCGCGGAGCAGCCGTGCCTGCCATGCCAGAATCCCGCGCCCGAACCGGGGTGAGCCGGGGTTGTCGAGGATCCTGTCGGCCTGCTCCAGGAGGTAGGCGAGGGTGCGCTGGCGGGCGTCGCCGCCGCGGGAGCGGCCGGGGCGGGGCGGGTGCCCGGCGTGCTCGCGCCATTGCCGTTCGACGTCGGCGAGCATTCCGTAGAGGGCGTCGAGCATGTCGGTGATGGGCGAGGGGGACGGCGCGGTGGTGCGGCGGGTGGGGATGTGCTCGCCGGATGCGGCGCCGCGGTGTCCGTCCGCCCACGCCTCCAGTGTCGCGGCGAGGTCCCCGATCTCGACGAGCGCGGCGCGGATCCGTCGGCGGCACCTGGGGCACCACACGTTCGCGCCGCTGGCGGTGACGGCCTCGCCCGCGGTGAACGGCACCTCGGGTTCGTCGGGCGGGTCGGGGAGGCGGCCGGGTTCCTCGGGGAGGACGATCGCGAAGAGCGCATCGTAGGCGTCGGGCGCTAGATCCTCGTCCTCGGGGACGTCGGCGAGGAGCTGCGCGGCGGTGCCGGACAGGGCGGCGCAGGTGCTCCGCCAGGCGGTGTGCGCGGTCGTGTACGCCGCCCACGCGTCACGGTAGCGGCGGTTGCAGGCGCCGGGGCAGGCGTCTTCGGACGGCCCGATCGTGTTCACCATCATCCGCCTTCCGTGAAAAGCCTCGCGAGCATGAGCTGGTGGAGCGTGATCGCCATCTGTTCGGCGGCGGCGGTGGACCAGCCGTCGCGCTGGAGCTGGTCGCGGTAGCCGCGGACGGTCTCGTCGAGGGGGCCGAGGGCTTCACGGATGTCTGCCAGACCCCCGGCGAGCATGTTCGCTGCGTCGTTGACGTCTGGTGGTTCGGGCTGCTTGCGGGTTGCTCTCATCGGAGGCCCAGCTCCCGTTCGAGCTCGGCGATGCGCCGGTCGCGGTCGGTGACTTGTCGCCGGAGCTCGGTGGGCGAGAGCGGCGCTGTCTTGACCAGCGCGTTGATCGCGACGCGGTAGAGAAGGTATGCGGGCCAGAGCGGCGCGAGCCCGACGCCGGCGATGGCGGCAGTGCGACGCCAAGACTCGATCTTGCCCGGCTCGTTCATGAGGGACGGCCACCTCTGGCAGCTCTGTTCGACCTCGCGGGCGATGAAGGGGTGGGCGGCGTAGCGCACTCCCAGGGCGAGGTAGACGGCGGTTCCGACGACGGCGGCGAGGACGTGGAGGGCGGTGTTCATAGCGCCCATTTCCAGAGCCAGGCGATGCAGGGCATCGCGGTGAGGACGCCGATGAGCGTGGCCCATTGGATGGCTTGGGCGGTGGCGCGGGTGAGGGCGTCCTTGGGGAGGTCAGCCATGGGGTGGTTCTTTCTCGGGGCCGGTGGGTGTCTCGTCGGGGGTGAGGCCGTCGATGGTGACCGTGCCGAGGTGGACCGGTGGATGGTCAGGGATGCCGTTGTCGTCGCTGGTCCACCACCACGCCTCGCCCTTGCCGAACGTCATGATGGGCCGGTCGTCGTCCGTCACGCTGTCGCCTCGCGCCGGTGGTCGGCGATGATCGGTAGTTCGACGATGACGCCACCGACGGTGCGCGCGTGTTTGTCTGCGCGGTCAGGGGCGTCAAGGTAGGCGCGGACGATGCCGGTGCCGTCCACGACTAGGTGCACCTCTGATTCGGCCTCGTCGTCCTCGCTGAGGTCGAACCCGCTGTTGGTCGCGTAGTCGATGGCCAGTTCGGGGAGCGCGTTGCGGACGGCGTCCAGCATTCTGGCCATGACCTGGTGTGCGTCGTCGTCGGTGATGGCCACAAGCGTCACGGCGACGCGGTGGGTGGTGTCAGGCATGGGGCGTGTCCTCCTTCGGTCCGGGGTCGGGTATCCACCCGATGCCGTCGCACGCCCCGCAGGGTTCGAGTGCGAGGGCGGCGGCGCGGACACGCACCTCGTGCCAGGTGGCCCGCGCGTTCCCGCTCTCGGTGCACGTGGCGCCTGGAGGGGCGGCGCAGACCGGGCACGACACCTCCGCCGGGTCGGCAGGCGTCCGGACGGAGGGCGTCCATCCGGCGCATTCGGCGCAGTTCGGGCAGCGGCGGAGTCGGGTTGCGGCGGCGAGTGGCCGGAGCTTGTGCGCGAGTTCGCGGGGGAGGTCGCTGCTGGTGGCGGTGCAGGGGCGGCCGGGGTCGGCGAGGCAGGCCGGGCACCGCGCGGCGAGCGGATCGGCTCCAGCTTCAGGCATCAGCACGGCCTTCCTCGGCCGGGCGTGGCCCCTGGTCGGCGCCGTGGCCGACGTGGACCTTGGCGAGCAGCTCGCGGACGGGCGCCTTGGTCATCGCGTCGTACTGGGCGCGGACCCAACGGACGTCGCCCATAGCGGTGTGCCGGTCGAACGCGCCCGGGTCGACGCCGAGCGCCCCGGAGAGCAAGTCGGAGTTCCACGGCAGTGCGGTCACGAGGGTCGGCCCCTGGTCGACGACGTCGTGCGGCAGGCCCCGCGCGGCGAGTTGGTCGGCGCACTGCCGGAACACCCCGTGTGCCCAGCCGACCGCCATCGCCTCGACGTCGATCAGGTGGTAGTGCCAGCCGGGCTCCAGCCCGTGGCGGCGCAGCAGGATAGCGATCCGTTCGGTGTCGAAGTTCGGGACGGCGCCCACGATGTGCGGGTGGCCGGACAGGATCTCGGCGATCTCGCGGGCTGCCTTCGCCTGTGGTTTCGCGGCCTCGCCGGGGGCGAATCGTGCCCTGTGGTCGCTCAGGAACGGCTCAGGCAGCGCTGAGCACTTCGCGTAGTCGTGCTGGATGAACATGTGGTGTTCGTGCTCGGTGCCGTCGGGCTCGCGGATGATGGCGGCGAACTCCCAGATGTCGTCGTCTAGGGACAGGCCGGTGGTCTCGGTGTCCACGAAGGCGATGCGGGACTTGGTCATGTTCTCTCCGGTCGTGCGGGCGGGTCGGGGACCTGGTCGTATTCGCCGCGCGCGATGAGCTGGTGTGCGTTCTTGGCCCACGCGGCGAACCGCCGCCGGATGTAGGGGCGCCCGTTCAGGCCAGCCCACCAGCACGCCAGAAGGACCTCGGTGCGGGTGACGCCGTAGTCGAGGGCGACGTCCTCGGGTGCGTCGCCGGCGTGGACGCGGTCGGCGATGGCCGCGCAGGAGATGCCCCGGATCATGGGCTGGCCGGAGCGGACGGCGGGGTCCACGTGGATGACGGGCCTCGGCCAGTCGCAACCCCACGGGGTGGTGGGTGTCGAGGAGTCCCCTTCGAGCATCTCGGCCGCCGCTCGGAGCGCGGAGGCGAGGTGGGCCATCAGCGCGTCCTCGTCGTCCGTGACGGGTGCGACGCTGTCGAGCGCGCCGTCGTCGACGGTCTCGACGGTGAGGAGTTCCTTGATCTCGCCGGAGCCGGCGTCGAGCGTGACGCGGATCTTCGGGCTCATGCTGCGGCCCCGCTGGTGAGGTTGTCCAGCTCGGTTTGGAACGCGGCTTGGGTGATCGTCGCTGCGCGCGCTGCGTCCTCGTCTGACAGCTCCAGGCCGACGATGACCTGCTCTACGACCCGCCCGACGAGCGTGACGTAGGTGGTGCCGACCTGGCGGAAGACGTCCACGATCGTGGCTGTGGCGCCGGCGTCCAAGGCGGCCTTGGAGACCTGCGCGAGGTGGCGGCGTTCCTGCTGGTAGAGGACGATCCACGCGTTCGGGGTGGCCTTCTTCTTCACCTCGCGGTCGGCGCCGATGGTCTCCTCGGTGACGCCCCAGACGATCTGGTCCTCCTCCAGTTCCTGGACGCGGAGCTGGAGGTAGGCGACGGTCGCGGCGGACCGTTGGACCTCTTGGAGGAGGGCGGTGGCGGGGTCGATGTCGAGCGAGCCGCCGAACCGCTCGGCGGCGATGCGGGCTTTCGCGGTGCGCGCGGCGACGCGTGCGTTCCGGACGGATCCACCGTGGAGTTTGCAGTTCCCTACGCCGGGGCCTTCGTCGTTGGTGGCGTGGTCGGTTGCCCAGCCGGCCGGGAGGTGGCAGGCGGTCCCGGAGCCGTCCCTCTTGCGGGCGTGGCAGTGGTTCCGGGTGCAGCCTTCGAGGTCGGGGCCGTCCTCGTTTGGTCTGGCCATGGTCACCCCCTTGGCCCCCATTGTGCCCTGTACGGCGTACGGAGTGGGGGAGTCGGTGGCAGCGACCTTTGCGCCTCGGCTAGGACTTGTTCAGCTTCTTGATCCGTCGCTGGATCGCGCCCTTCTGCGCGCTCATCTTGTCGAACTGCTCGATGGTCCTGATCTCCTCGCCACGCCACGTCGTGTCGATGTCGAGAGCCCAGATGCCATCGAGCGCCTTCTGCCTGATCGCCTCGGAGAAGCGGGTGTTGTTGATGATCTCGGAGAGCTCTTGCAGCCGGCGGTGCCGGTCCGTCTCCTCGACGAGGAGTTGAAGGGCTGGCTCTCGTTCATTCGGTGGGGCCTCGGCGACGCGTTCGGCGGCCTCGATCACCTGCTGCTCTTGTTCGGCGAGCTTCTGTTCCATGCTCATCTCGATGCCTCCCGGGAGGGTGAGGGAGGTCATGCGGGCGAAGACGCTGTCAACGGCGTCCCGGTGTCGCTTGAGGATGAAGATCACGAGGGTGAGTACTGCGAGGGGCCAGGCGAAGGAGCCGATGAGTTTGGCGATGGCCTCGATGAGCTTGATCCAGTTGTCCATCGGGGGGCTGGTCCGTTCGGTTGCTGGTGGGGTTGGACGGGTTGGACGTTGTGGTTGCTGGCGTGGTTCACCGCTTGTTCGGGGGCGTGCCTACGTCGCGTGGGGTCGGCTCGATGGGGTGAGTTCAGCTCGACGGTGGGAGCCAGCGCGGGTCGTAGTCGGCGTGGTCGTCCCAGATCACTGCGAGGTTCTGGAGGACTAGGGCGTAGCCGAGGGCGATGCCGTCGGTGAACTGGGTGCGGGCTTCGAGGGCTTGGGCGTGTGCGGCTCGTGCTTCGCGGGCGATGGCGCGTTTGGCGTTGATGTCGCGGAGGGCCTGGGCGGGGGCGGGGGTTGCGGTTTGGGTGAGGCGGTGTTCTTCGTCGTCCAGGCGCGCTTCGGTGAAGGTGGCGAGGTCCAGGAGGAACGGGGTGGGGTTGAACGTGGTCATGCTGTTGTCCTACTCGGCTTCGGTCCAGGGTCCGTGGAGTTGCCAGCCGTTCTGCTCGGTGGGTTTCTCGGGTTCGCGGTAGACGAGGACGCCGCCGTATTGTTCGGCGGCGGCGCGGGCGAGTTGTTCGGCGTTGGGGCCGGTGATTTGGAAGAGGATCTCACCGTCCACGCGCGCCGCCCAGGTCTTCATTGGTCGTCGTCTCCGGCTTCGTCTGCGCCTCGGTGGGGGTCGTCGGGGTGGCGTTCGGCGCGGAGCATGTACTTCAGGTGGGTCGCCTCGTAGCTGTTGACGATGCTGAGCATCTCGATGTCGGTGAGGTCGTGCTTCTCCTGGAAGTCGATGAGGAGGACGCGGAGGTCGGCGAGGGCGCCCCCGACACGCATGGTGCGTTCGTGGAGTTTCATGGCTGCCACGGTTCCCGTCGGGTTGAGGTGACGTGGGTGGTGGTGATGCGGGTGACGCGGTGCTGGTGTCGGGTGAGGCAGGGGTCGCATACGCGGAGTTCGAGTTCGCCGGTTTCGTCGTAGGTGGAGCTGTAGCCGGGGGCGCCACGGAACGGTGTGGAGTCGCCGTCCGCGAGGTCGTCGCCGCAGGAGAAGCAGGCCGGGGTGGGCTGCTCCGGTTCGGGGTTGGGGGTCATGGCCGCCAGCCTTCCTGCTGGAGCGCGTGCGTGGCGAGATCCATTACACGCCAGCATCCCTCAGGATTCTCCCGACCGTTGCGATGCCGCGTCCGACCTCCCGCGCGATTGCAGGATGGGTGCGTCCTTCCCGACGGAGGGCGACGATCCGGGAACGCTCGTCGTCCGAGAGGCGCGTCTGCCGCAGTCCGCGTGAGCGCCGAGCTTCCTTCTGGCGCCGGTTGCTCCGTTCGTTCTCGCATGTCCGGCAGCGGTGCACCTCACGCCCCTGCTGGTGTACTACCACCAGGTTGTCGCCTTCCTTTGCATGGCCTCTAGGGCAGTGGGTCTTACGCGGAGGTCGGTAGGCGCGGCCGCGAGCGACCGCGTCTCGCACGTTCTCCACGACCGTTCCCGGATAGAGGTGGGCGGGATTGACACAGGGCGGGGTGTCACAGTGATGGAGGATCCATATGCCGTCTGGGATTGGCCCGCGCTCGCGTCGCCATGCTTCTCGATGTGCGAGGTGCTTGCTCTTCCAGCGTCCGTAGCCCTTCGGGTCGGCTTTGCCTGTCCAGAGCCAACATCCGTAGTCGTGCGTCTTCTCGACCTGGCTCCAGAAGTCGTCGACGAACCTGGGGGCGATCTCGCGTTCCTCGACCGGGGTGTGGTCGAGCCAGTAGCGATAGCACCGGCTGCACATCCCGCGCGTTAGCTTTCCGCCTGTGCCACATCCTGGGGTTGAGCAAATACGGTCCTGGGTCATGGTGCTCCGGTGATCGTCTGCTCGTGCATCCGCTCGCGCAGATGCTCGGGCGTGTGGTGGGTGTGCTGGTCGGCTGGTTCAGGTTCCCACCGGCCGGGGAGGGCGGGGGGTCGTTTGGCAAGGCGGGCGGCTTCGGACTCGGCGGCGATCTGGGCGAGGTGCTTCCTCGCGGCGGCGATGGTTTGGGCGACGGAGGGGCGGGGCCCGTCATGTTCGGGTTGCCGGTCGGGCGTGGCGGCGGCGAGCGCTTCGGCGACCGAGCGGCTGTCGGGCAGCGCGGGCCCGGTCGGGGTGCGGTCGTCGTACGGGTCGTCGTCGTCGTCCGGCGCGGTCGTGGTGGCGGTCGAGTGGAGCTGGACGGCCTCGACGATGTCGAGCAGATCGGTTTTGGGTGACCCGTCGGGGTGGACGGTCATCGACTCCATGTACTTCACGAGGTCCACGACTCGCGTGCCCGCGCGCCCCCGCACGACCTCGATCACGGCGGCGGCTTCCTCGTCGGTCAGTCCGTAGCGCTCGTGAAGCCAGCGGGTGCCTTGCCGGTCTCGCGCGCGCGTCGACTGACTGATCGGTGTATCTGGTCGGTGGACCTGATCGGTGGGCGGACATGCTGCATGTCCGGTTGAGGCGTCAGGATGTCCGGTTGAGGTTCGCGTTTTGTCCGGTTGAGAATCCTCATCCGGACACTCATAGGTGTCCGGATGAGGCGCGGTCTCAACCGGACGTTCTTGGGTGTCCGCTTGAGACGGTTCGGCGGGCAGCGCTTCGGCCGCCATCTCGGGAAGTTCGCAGTCTCCCCACGCGGGCGCCAGGATCTCGGCGAGCCGCGCGAACACTGCGGCCGGGAACGTGGCGATGTAGACGCTGGCGCGGGTCGTGCCGTCGCCGTTGCGGCCGCCGCGCTGCACGCACATCAGCCAACCGCCGGCGATCGCCTGGTCGAGATGCCTGCGCAGCGTCCGCTCCGTACCGCCCCGCGCGAGGACGAACCGGTGATACCCGGGGCGGCCCTGGGTGCCGTCGGGGTTCATGTACAGCGCGAGGACGCACAGGGTGTACCGGACCTTCTCGGGCAGGTCGAGGCCAGCGATGTGCAGTGCCTTCTGCCAGATGAAGACTCCCCGGGCGCCGAGCAGCGCGGCCGGTACGGGTTCCGGCGCCGGAGCGGCACGCGGACTTTCGGGCATGCGAGGGACTCCCCAGGTCGAGGCAGGGGTGGGGGAAGCGACGACCCGGGGAGCGGGCGTCGGATGGGACGGGCCTACGGGGGCCGGAGGATCAGGCGGGAGCGCCGCCGTCGGGCAACGGCATGTCAGGCGTCGGAGTCGGTTTCCGCCGCGCGCTCTTCCTCAGCGATCTCGGCGCCGGCCTTGATGAGGCGGGGCCGGTGGATCATCGTGTTGGTCGGCCGCTTGGCCTTGCCGGCGAGGCAGGGACCGCTCTCCACTTTGCAGCTGGGGCACGGCAGGGTCAGCGCACGCGCGCGGATGCGGGCCTTGCGCTCTTCCCAGGCGGCGTCGGCGCGGTCGATGAGTTCCTGCGGCGGTCGTTCCGGGAGTTCCGCGCCGGGGCGGCGCATGAAGTAGGCCCAGAGCGCCTCGACGAGCTGGCTGCGGGTCGTGCCCATGGCCTCGGCGATGAGTTCGCCGGGCTCCCAGTTGTCGTCCGAGAGGGTGACGGACCGGTGTTGGCGACCGGGTTGGGGCTGTCTGGGCACGAACCGGAGTTTCTCAGGTCCACGTGTGCTTATCAACGCGCTGCCTTTCCGTGCGGTGAGTTGAGGTCCACGTGGACCTAAGTTAAGGTCCACGTGGACCTAATCGCAACCCCGACATGCCAAGGGAGATCAGATGCCCCGCACCCTCGTTGCCGCCGCCCCCGGCCCGGCGCGTCTCGACATCACCGTCCCTTTCGGACACGTCAAGATCGCCGCCGCGCCCGGCTGCGCCACCGCCACCCTGACCCTGACCGCGACCACCACCGACCCCGCGCTCGCCGACCTCATCGACCGCGCCACCCTCCACACCACCGACCACGGCCTCGTCGTCGCCGTCCCCAAACTCCCCGGCACCGCCACCATCCGCACCAACGGCAACTTCGGCATCCAGGTCCAGGCCAACCACGGCAGCGGCACCTTCATCGCGGGCGACTACCACGGCGCGAACGTCATCAACGGCCAGCACATCCAGCCCGGGGCCCCGCCCCGCGCGGTATCCGGGGACATCGAGGTCGTCGCGCTCGTACCGCCCGGCAGCGACATCGAGGTCGACGGGAACGCCGCCGACCTGAGCGCCAAGGGCCGCCTCGGCTCTGTCACCGCCCACGCCAGTTCGGGGGACGTGGACGTGGACACCGCCGACACCCTGACCGTCCGCACGACGTCTGGTGACGTCCATGGCGCCGAGGTCACCGGCCGGACCGACATCACCACCACCGCCGGCGACATCAGCATCGCTAGGTTCGGCGGCACGGGCGACTTCGTCACATCCTCGGGAGACGTCACCGTCGCCGCGATTCAGCGGGGTAACGTCCGCGCCCGCACCTCAACCGGGGACATCCGCGTCACTGCCGCGCCTGGTATCGCCGAGGGGTTGACGGTCTGGGCCCGGAGCAGCGTGGGGTGTATCCGCGTTCCGGACGGGGCGGCTGCGGGCTGACCTAGGCGTTCTGCGTTTTCTCACGTCGTTGCGGATTTCTTGGAGGACTTGTGCGGGATACCGCAGAGCAGGCTCCCGCCGGGGCCGAGGCCGACCCGCCACCCGCCCCACCCCCCGAACACCACAACCCCGCGCCCGCGGAGGACATCGAGCGGACGCCACAGCCGGCCGAGGACGCGCCCCGTCCCGCGCAGGTGGTCGCCGGACCCTCGGCAGCGATGGCCGCCGAGGTCGCGACCGCCGTGCCCGCCGCGCTGTTCCACGCCGGGGGTTGGATCGGTCTGGCCGCCGGCGCGGCCGCCGTGGTCGGGACGGGCGCGGCCGGGGTCGCCGGGCGCCGCCGGGTGGGTACTTCAGGGCGGGCGTGGACGCGGACCCGGACGTGGTCGACGGGCGGCCGGTCGAGCGCGGCGAAGATGCGGATGCCCGGCACAGGCTCGACGCGAGCGAGTGGGAGCCGGACGCCGCAGTCGTTCGGACGCTCACCCGCCAAGGGCGGCGCCACGGGCGGCCGGGCCGCTGGCATGCGCGCGGGCGGGGTCGCGGGACGGGCAAGGGCCGGGCGGCTCGGATCCGCGGCACGCCGCGCCACGGCCAGCCCAGCGGTGAGCGGCCCCGCCCGAGCAGCCCGCCGCGCCACCGCCGCGACCGGCCGAGCCGCGCGCTCGGGATCCCGGAGCACCCGACGCGGCATGGACCACGCGACGACCGCCGCCATCCGGAACGCCCGCGCCGCCCGCGCCGCACACCGCGCCGTCGCCGGCGGCGGCACCGGACGCGACGCCGCACGCGCCGCACGCGCATCCCTGAAGGATTCCCACGCCCACCCCACCCGGATCCGGTGGCGGCGCCTCGCCGGGGCGGGCCTGTGGAGCGCGGCGGCCTGGACCTACGGGCGGAGCTACACCGCGAGCCGGACACTCGCCCGGCGGGCGATGGCACGCCTACGCGGCCAGGACCCGGCGGACACCGACGCCGAGCGCGACCAGCCGCGGATCGAAACAAAAGTGAACCGGCCGACCGACCCGGCGGCCAACACCAGCAGAGGAGAAGACATGACCCGACGTGAGAGCGGAGGTGGCGTGCCGTCGTTCGTCGCAACGGCGCAGGAGCATGCCGAGTCCCTCGCCCGGTACGAGCCGCCGCCCGGCGCGGGCGGGATGGTGCAGATGTACCACGACATCGAGATGCTGCCCGACGCGCTGGCGTGGATCGCCCAAGGGTTCGAGCGGATGGCCACACGGTGCCGTAAGGAACTGCCATTGCACCCCGCGATCAGTGAGCTGGTCGTTGAGCTAGCGAAGACCCAGACCCGCATGGCGTCGGTCGCGGCGGAGATCAAGCCCGCGATCACCAAACTGCACGAGGAGGACCTGAAGCGCCACGAAGCGCCGCGTCCCAGCGAAGAGCGGTGGAACGTCTGATGGGCGGCGTGGATTGGCGGTGGCGGCACGGGACGGTGTCCGGGCCCTTGCACGCGACGATCGCGCTGGCGACCGCCTACGAAGTCGGGACGCTGCCCGTCCTGGACGTCTCCCCGGAATGGGTCCTGATCGGCGGCGCGACCGCGGCCGGGGTGACGAGCTGGCGCGCGGCCCACGACGGCCGCTCCTGGCTCGGCCTCGGCTACCGGATCGCAGGCATCAGCGGCAGCACCCTCTGGCTGGCGCAGGCCGTCACGACCGGGTGGACGGCCACGCTCGGGTGGACGCTCGCGGCGGGCGCGGTCACCGCCGCCGGGCTTGCGCGCCCGATCCGCGCCCGCGACCGCGTCGTCGCCGAACGGCACGCCGCACAGGAAGCCGCGGCGTCCGTAGCCGCCGTGGACGCGGCCGAGCAGGAACGCTTGACGGGCATCGCCGGGGAGTGGGTCACCCGGATCGAGCGGGTGACCCAAATCGTGCTGCGCCCCCTCGACCCCCGCACCGGGAAGCGGCCACCAGTGCAGCAAGTCGTCGTCGCCGTCGAGCACTGGATGTTCCCCGGCCCCGGCGGTGTCGAGCGGTGCACCGGCTACACCCTGGAACTGGTCCTCCCGACCACGGGCGTGACGTGGCAGACGCTCTCCAATTACCAGGACAACCTCGCCGCGGCCGCCGACCTGCCCCAGGGGTGCGGGGTCGAGATCGGGCCGGGCAGGTCACGGCGCCGCGCGCTCATCGAGGTGTCCATCGTCGATGCGCTCCGCGACGACATCGCCCTCCCACTGCCCACCGAACCCCGCACGATCAACAACCCGATCCCCGTCGGAGTGGTCCGCAACGGCGCGCAGGCGGACGTGCCGCTGCGCTACAGCTGCGCCGTCCTGGTCGGCGCGACCGGGTCGGGGAAGAGCAACGAGCTGCAGACGATCGTGGCCGGGCTGCTGTCCTGCCATGACGTGCTGGTCCTGGTGATCGACTACAACGGCGGCGGCGTCGCGTTGCCGTGGCTGTCGCCCTGGGTCGACGGGACGATCGCCCGGTCCCCGATCCTGTGGGTGGCCGACAACGAACACGAGGCCATCATGATGTGCGACTGGCTGATCGCCGCGATCGAGCACCGCAAACGGGCCTACCACGCCGCGAACCAGGCCCGTGACGACGACAAGCTCGCCGCAACCCCCGCCACCCCGCAGCTGGTGCTGGTCACCGACGAAGCGGGCGCGACTGGCCGCGAGGTCACCAAACGGATCGCGCAGATCTCCGACCGCGGACGCGCGGCGGCGGTGCGGACGGTGACGTGCGCGCTGCGGGCGCTGTCGGAGTACATCCCGACCGAGGTCCTCGCCCAGGCGCAGGTCCGCATCGGCATGAAGGTCAACGACCGCAAGGAGCTGGGCTACCTCTACGACTGGGCGGGGGGCCGGGGCGGGCCGTCGCCGGAGGACGCGCCGCACACCGGCTACGGGCATGTGCGGTCGGGGCAGGAGCCGCCGCGGGTGTTCAAGGGGTATCGGACGTCGCCGTCGATGATCCGTGCGGTGGCGGTGGCGCAGGATGCGTGGCGGCCGGAGCTGGATGAGGTGACGTTGCGGATGTCGGCGGAGTGGCAGCGGGTGTTCGAGGAGCGGTGGCAGCGCTCGGCGCATCTGCTCGCGGCCGCCGGTGGACGAATGCCCGTCCCGTCGGCGGGTGGTGGAAGCCCTGAGCGGCGGGAGCGGCAGGCCCCGACGGGGCGGGGTGCGCTCCCGCCGACGCCCCCGGACGGACCGGACGCGGGGTCGAAGTTCGCCGGGCTGAACGACGCGCTCGCCGACCTGGACGCCGCCGCCGAACGGCTCCGCAACGCCACCCCGGACACGCCCGCCGGGCCGCGCGACGACGCCGCCGACGCCGCCGCGTTCGAGGCGATCGTCGCCTACGAGGTCGTCGTCCCCGAACTCGTCGTGCGCGTCCTCGCTGCGATGGGCTCCGCCGAGCGGATGCACACCCGGCAGATCGCCGAGAAGATCGGCAGCCGCGCCGAGTCGCTCGGGGGGCTGCTGTCCCAGCTCGACATCCGGCCGCTCAAGTCGGACTTCACGGTGGACGGGCGCCGCGGCCGCGGGTACGAGCGCGCGGAGGTCGAGGCGGCCGCCGAGCGGATCCGGTCGGGTGAGCTGGTGCCGCCGGAGGAGGTCGCGCGGTGGCGCCCGGACGCGCCGGCCTGACCCCCACACCCCCTCCCACACCCGGGGTGTGGGAGGGGGTGTGTCAGGGGTGTGGGACCCACACCCACCCCCACACCCCCCACAGCCCGCTGACCTGCGTAAACCACACCCCCACACCCCCCACACCCCTCCGTGCGAGGGGCCCCTTCCCCGGGCCAGGGGACCGCGCACACCCCCCGGCCGGGAGGGGTGTGGGGGGTGTGGGAGACCGAGAGGACACACACGATGAGCACGCAGAAACGCCCCGGCCTGATCTGGGCGTGCGCGGTCCTGACCATCGCAGCCGCCAACCAGCTCCTCTGGAACCTGTGGCACGCCTTCGACACCGGCATGCCGCACCCGCTGGCCGTCGCGACCGGCGCAGTGCCCGTGCTGCTCGCGCTCGGCACCTCCGCGCTCGCGGCCAGGGTCCGGTGCGGCAACGTGCAGCGGACCCTGACGTACGGCGTGATGCTCGCGGCGATCGGGATCTCGATCCTGGCGCAGTACGACCTGCTGATGCACTGGATGGGGAGCAAGGCGGTCGCGGTGTTGTTCCCGACCGTGGGCGACCTGGCGACGCTGATCGCTCTGCACGTGTTGATCGCCGACCCGGTCCCGGTGCGGGTGGCGGCACCGGTCCGTACGAAGGAGAAGACCCGTACGACGACGGTCCGTACGGCGCAGCCGGTGATCTGTGAGAGGTCGATCGGGACGCCGTACGTACGGGCGCCGCAGGGCGTTCTGCGGGCCGTACGGAACGAGCAGTACGTGCCGGAGCGTACGGGCGAAGAGACCCGTACGCCGGAGCCGCGTACGCCTTCCGGCGAGCCCCGTACGGCCGAACACGCGGCCCGTACGCGCGCCGTGGTGTCCGCCCGTACGACCCGTACGGACCAGGTCAGCGCACCCGTACGGGGCGTACGGGAAGGCCGCGCGCACTGGGTCGAGGTGCTGGCCGACGAGATCCGTACGGCCCGTACGGAAGGCCGTACGTGGGAACCGGCGTACGTCGAGCTGGAGGCCCGTACGGGGTGGGGCCGGTCGTGGTGCGAGAAGACCGTACGGGCCGCGCGCGAGGCGGCCGAGGAACGTACGGGCACCCGTACGGGCACCGACGACGCCTAGCCAAACGGGGCCGTACGAGGCGGCCCCGTACACACCAAGCGAAGGAGAAGGCAGTGCCGACGATCATCACCTTGCCGGTCGAGATCTCAGAGGACGTCGTCCGCGCGGCGGCGCAGGGCCGAGTCCGGCAGTGGGTCGGGCCGGAGATCGCCGAGGACGTCGTACGCGCCGTCTTGGCCGACGTCCTGGGAGAGGAGAGCGACGGCCAGCTGCCCGAGCAGTCGAGGCCGGACGCGGACGAGGACGCCGTGGCGGTGTTGATGCGCAAGTACCTCGGAGTGGACCCGGCGACCGTGAGCGTGCGGAAGGTCCGGGCGGACCTGGGCGGCGCTCGGCACGACCGAGCGGTGCGCGTGAAGGACCTGTGGACGGCGAGGTACGCGGCGGCGTTCGGCGGCCGCGCGACCGTACCGGCCTGAATCTCTGAACGGACCGGCCGTCGAGCCGGTGGAACCGATCATCGAAAGGACAGGAACCATGCCCCCCACAACCCAGCAGCCGGCCGCTTGGCCGGAGGGCGTCATCGCCCGGTACCTCACCGTCGGCGGCGCGACGGTCGATCTGATGCGCAGCCGGGCCGGGATCACGGCGGTCTGCCGCGGCTGCCCCGTCGCGCACGCCACGCGGGCGTTCGAGAGGGCGGGGTCGGTCCGGCAGGACGGCGGCAAGCGGGCGACGGAGCAGGCGCAGGAGTGGGCGCAGACGCATGCGGAGCGGTGCCGCGCCATGCCCCGCCCGGACAGCGAGTGACGTCGTGCCCGCGAAGACGCTCGACATCCGCGCCTACACACCCGCCACCGCGCCACCCTGGGCCGCCGAGATCGTCACCGCGATCCGGGGAGGCGACCTCGCCAAGGGCAGCCGCCTGTTCCGCGAGGCAGCCTCGACGTCCGGTATCGAGCGCGCGGTCTACGCGGTCGCGGCGGTGGTCGAACCCGGCGCCGGTCAGCTCACGGTCGGCCCGGGGCCGCTCGTGTACGGCAACCCGCTGCGGACCGGCTACTGCTGGCGCTGCGGGACGTGCCTGGCCACCTTCCGCCGGGGCGGCCCGGCGCCTACCGCGGGCGTGAACTACAAGACCGCCCAGAGCGCGCGCGGCGCCGCAGTGAAGCACGACCGCGAGGCGCACGGGGGTCGCTCGACGGTGCACGAGCTGAGCCCGAGGGGGCGTGACCTGCGGTGCTAGGGAAGACGCACGCGCTGAGCGGCGCGATGATGTTCGGGGTGCTGGCGGTCCCGGCCGCGCCGGTCGCGCACCTGTCCCTCCCCGAGCTCGCCCTCGGCACCGTCGTGTGTGCGGGTGCGGCGATGCTCCCGGACATCGATCACCGCGAGTCGCATGTGGCGCGGACGCTCGGGCCGCTGTCCCGGGGGCTCGCGTGCGCGGTCGCGTGGGTCGCCGGCGGGCACCGCAGGGGTGTGCACTCGCTCGTCGGGGTGGCGGTGGTCGCGCTGCTGGCGTTCCTCGGCGCCGCGCTCCGCTCGGGGAGCACGAGCTGGGCGGTGGCCGGGATCGCCCTGGCCGCCGTCCTCGCGGGCTCCGGGCTGCTGGCCGGGATGGCGTGGCCGGGTGACCGGCGGCGCGGCCGACGCGTCTACCCCGAACGCTGGCACGGACCCGCGGCCGCCGGGGTGTTCGGCGTCGTCGCCCTGGCGCTCGCCGTCGGCGCGGCCGTGGACCCGCACGCGACCGGGACCGGCGTCCTCGCGGTCCTGCTCGTCCTCACCCTTGCGTCGGCGGCGAGGGTCTTCCACATCCGCCGGTGGACGCGCCTGCGGACCGAGGTGGACGACCTGCTGCCGATCCCGGTCACGTTCGTCCTACTCGTCGGCGACACGAACCTCCGCGTGGTGCCCTTCGCGGTCGTCCTCGGCGTCATCGTCCACATCGCCGGAGACATGGCCACCGTCGGCGGCTGCCCGCTCGGATGGCCGTGGTCGCTGACCGCGCGGGGGCCTCGCGCGTTCAGGACGAACTCGCCCATCGAGCGGGGGCCGGTGACGTGGGCGTGCATGGTGATCTTTGCGGTGACCGTGTTCTGGAACAGCGGGATCGCGAACGCCATCACCAGGCACGGGTAGCGGCGCGGCGGCGACGGCCCCGAACCACACCGGTTCGGGGCCGTTCGCATGCTCGGCGTCAGCGCCTACGGAAGGATGGCGAGCGACGTCGCCTGCGCCTGCGCCCAGCTCTGCTCACGAATCTCTTCCGCCCTTCTACTGACACAGACCTCCGACGACTCACCCGGCAGGCGCTCGGTCAAGCAGTACGTGCGAGCCTCGGCGTGCGCTGCCCTGTCCACATCCCTGGACGCCTCTCTGGCGGCGACGAGGGAGACGGCCACGGGGACCGCCGCAGCTACGAACACGAGTCGCCTCCTGTGCCGGACCGCGATGACGCCCAGGCAGGCCGCGGTGAGCACGACCGCGACGACGAACTTGAGCGGGTCGCCGGGGATGTTGTCGATCAGCCCCGTCCATCTCCGTCGTTCGGCGGCTCGCGTGTCCGCGTATCGGCGCCGGGCCGACCAGCCGGCGAGCCGATACGCCGCCCATCCCAGGATCGCGGATACCTGACCGGCGATGACACCGGCCGTGGCCCCGATCGCGATCGCGGTGGCCGTGACGCTGGACAGGTCTAACAATTTCCTGATCATGGACTGCTCCCAGGGGTATGCCGGATGCGGGGCCGCTGGACGTGGAGGTGCTCGACCGTGACCAGGCGGCCGGACTCCCGTAGCCGCGCCGCGAGGAGCTCCGCTACAGCGACCGACCGGTCATGCCCCTGCGAGCAGCCCAACCCGATCGACGCGGTGCCCGGCGCGCACGCTCGGGCGTAGAGCCGGTCCAGCAGTTCGGCAGCGGCGGAGTCGGCGAGCACGACCTCTCGGACCGCCTGGTCCCGCCCATCCACCGGGCTGACCTCTAACAGCGCGAGGATGCGGTGGTAGCCGGCCGGGTCGGCGAGCTGGTGGCGGAGGTCCTCGACATGGTCGGCGGGCGGGGGCGGGCCGTGAAGGTAGCCGAACGAGACCAGGTGGACGGTCATGTCTTGGTGTCCTCCTGGAGGTCGGTGCGGGCCCCCTGGCCAGGTCGTTGATGGGCGAGGATCGTGGCCGGCCTCCAGACCGGTGAACGGCCGAACTGCTTGTCCTCGGGTGGGAGTTCGCCGCGGGCTCGGTAGCGGCGCGCGGAGGCGTACTTGATTCCGTAGTGGTCGGCGACGTCTTGGAGTGTCCAGTAGTCGGCGTCGGGGTCGGGCTTGGTCACGGGTGCGGGCTCCCATCGTCTACTTGATGGGGACAAAGTCTAGGCCGTGGGTTGTGGCGGTCCCTCAAAGCTACTTCGTCTCTCTGATGTTGACAAGGTTGCTCGCCTCTCCTAACCTTGTCTACATCAGGACGACAAAGACTGGAGGGTGACATGGCGAAGCGGACCACCACCAAGACGGCCCACTGCCGCCGCTGCCGCGCCCTCCTCACCAACCCCCGCTCCGTCGCCGAAGGCATCACCCGCCCCTGCCTCCGCAAGGAGCGCGCAGAGGCCGCCGCGCTCGCAGAAGCCCGCGCCTCCGTCGTCGAGGTCGCCGTCAACGCCATCGACACCACCGCCTTCAAAAACCCGCAGGCCGTCAAGGACAAGGCCGTCCAGCTCATCCTCGACGGCGCGATCGTCCCCACCCGCTTCGACGGCGTGTACCTCGCCACCGGCTCCGACGGCGTGTCGACCTACCTCACCGACACCGTCGAGCGGTCGTGCACCTGCAAAGCGGGCCAGCGCCTCGGCCGCTGCAACCACCTGATCGCGGGCGACGCGCTCGACCTGCTCGACAACGGCGCCTTCGCCAGCACCACCGCCATCCTGCTCGCCGCCTGAACTGCTTTCCCGAAGGAGACCAAGATGAGCGCACGCTGGGACCGGCTCGCGGCCACCCTCGCCGAGGCTGGCATCGCCACCGAGGTCGACCGCCGCACATGGCACGGCGAAACCGTCTGCCGCATCACCATGCGCGTAGACGGCGGCCTGATCACCATCGGCGACACGTGGCGCCGCGGCCGCTGGACCGGATGGCAGGTCACTGCTGAGGACACCGACGACATCGTCGTCCGCGAGTTCCCCAAGACGAAGAAGCGCGCCGAGGTCCGGCAGCACGTTGAGGAAGCCCGCGCCGTCCTCGCAAGCTGACGCCCCGTCTCGGGCCGGTACCGGCCCGAGACAGGACGCCGGCTCACCCCCCTGATCAGGAAGGACCCCGATATGTACACGCTCCGCGCTGTCGCGGCGCTCGCGTCGCTGATCTGTTTCGCGGTCACCGTCACCACCCAGGGGTTCGGTGTCCTGGCCCTGATCGGCGGGATCGCGGTCACGTGCTGGGTCCTGGTTCTCGCGCTTACTCCTCGGAGGCGCTGACGGTGTGCTGGGCGCTCCCCACCCCGCCGGGGGAGCGCCCAGCATCCACCAGCACCCCACCCCACCCCACCGGAGGGAGATCCCGATGCAGCGCTGCACCGAGTGCGCCGTGACCAAGCCCGACGTGCGCGAACGCCCTGACCCTTGCGAGGAGGACGTCAACGGCCGCGAGGTCCGCCGGGACCTGTGCGACGACTGCGAGGCCGCGATCTCGAACGAGGTCTGACCAGCCCCATCTACCCCACCGCGAACCCGAAGGAGACCCATGGACCTCCAAGACCTCAAGCAGCTGCCGGAAGGCACGCAACTCCGCACCACCAAGAAGGAGATCGTCACCCTCGCCGGCTTCGTCCGGTCCGTCGTGATCGTCCGGCACGCGGACGGCGGAACCCGCGAGTACAGGTCGGTCAGCCTCCACCACGTCACGGACGTCCACCCGCTCATCACCCGCGAGCGCGCCGGTCTGACCGGTCACACGGTCACGGTGGAGCGCGTGGGCCGGGACGCGGCCCGCCAGTTCGCTGGCACCGTCCCGAACTGGGAGGGGCTGATCGGCCGACTCGCCGTGGTGGAGCGGACCGACGGGCGCCTCGGCAAGGTCTGTGACGTCGCCGGGGTGAACGGCCTCGGCGACGGTGAGGACGATGTCGTGTTCGCGGCGTCGAGCGTGGCGTGCGCGTACGGCGCCCGGTACGTCCCCACCGGAACCCTGACCTGACGCCCCGCCCCGGTCTCGTCCGCGGGTGGCGGACGAGACCGGGGCAGGCCGCCAGACCAGGCCCAACCCACCACCAAAGGAAGGCGCGCATGGGCTACGACACCGACTTCACCGGCAAGATCCAGATCGAGCCGCCCCTCAACCCCAGCGAAATCAGCTACCTGCGCCGGTTCTCCGACTCCCGCCGGATGCACCGCGACACCGGCCCCTACTACCTGGGGAACCGCCGCCCCGAGGAGAACGACACCGGCGTCGTCGACCCCAACTCCCCGCCCCCGGAACAGCCGGGCCTGTGGTGCGACTGGGTCCCGACACCCGACGGCACGGCGATCGAGTGGAACCGGATGGAGAAGTTCTACTACGCCACCGAGTGGATGGAGTACCTGATCAACGCGTTCCTGTCGGAAGGCGCGGACGTCCAGGCCGAGCTGAAGGCGCCGATCGTCGGCCGGTTCTACCCGCCGGAGTTCGCGGAGTTCACGTTCGACCACGTCCTCAGCGGGACGGTCGAGGCGCAGGGCGACGACCCGGACGACCGGTGGGACCTGGTCGTCTCCGACAACGAGGTCCAGAGGGTGGAGAAGGGCTGACCAGCCACCCCAATGAGACCGTGAACGCGAAGGGCCCGTACCCCACCGGTACGGGCCCTTCATCGCGTGGTCAGGCCGGGCCGGCGCCGATCCGCATCGCCCAGCCCGACGGCAACGGCACCGCCTCCGCCTGAAGCCGGTCCCTGCCCGCCTGAGTCCTGGCATGGACCGAGAACCACCCCTCACTGACCTTCCACGTGCCGCCCGCGCCCCCGAGGTCCTCGGCGGCCGCGGTCAACCGCTTGTGGCGCTCGACGGCCTCGTCCACATCGGCCGGCGGGAAGGAGATCGTCAGGAGGTTTTCGTCAGCCATGAGGGCCTTCCTTTCTGGGAGGCTCCCAGGATCCGGGACGCCCGGCGTGGGCGGGAGGGGTTTCCAGTTGACTGCTGAAACTGGAAACCCGGGCGCTCGCGTCAGGGGCTGATGATGTTGGACGGGGCGTCGCGCCAAACCACCTGACGGTCGGGGCCCACGGTCAGCCCGAACTCCTCCCGGCCGGGACGCCCCCACCCTGTCCACCGCTCGTACGCGGAGGCGACCTCGTCCCACAGCCGCCGCGGCCCCGCCTGCCACACCCGATGCTCGCCGTCGCCCTGCCGGACCCGCGCCCACGAGGTCCCGGCCGTGTCCGCCAACTCCACCTCGACCACGCCGTCCCGCTCGCGGGGCGCGCCCATGACATCCGGGAGCGCGCCGGTGATCGCGACGTCCGCGCCGAGACTGCCGGTCACCTCACCGGGATCGAGGTCCGTGGTGGTCTCATCCGCGCCCGCCATGTCCGCAGGCACGGTCAAGGTGCTGCGCTGCGCGCGGAGGATCATGTAGTTCGTGGTCCCGATGAGCCGGCCGACCGCGTGCCCGTCGCCGGTGACGGTCAGGACCGCCTTGTGGCCTTCCCCGTACTCCGGCATCCACGGGACCACGATCCGGCCGCCCGGCCGGGTCTGCTCCACCCACGCATACGGGACATCACCGACACCGCAGGTGACGTGGACACCATCGAACGGCGCACGATCGGGGACGCCGAGCGCACCGTCGCCGGTGACTATGAGCGGGTCGAACCCGGCCAGGTCCAGGGTCTCGCAGGCAGTAGCGGCGAGGCCCGGGTCGACCTCCACCGTGGTCACGTCCGCGCCGAGCGCGGTCAACAGCGCCGCCGTCCACCCGGTGCCGGTGCCGATCTCCAGGACCCGGTCACCGGGCTGGACGTCGAGCGCCTCCAGGAACGCCACGACCGCGCCCGGGGCCGACAGCGAAGACGTGGCCTCGGCGACGCCCTGGGCCGGGTCAGCGGCTCCGTCGGCGGCCTGGACGACGATGGACCCGTCGCTGTACACCGCGTCCCACCAGACGTCCGGGTCGGCGTCGCGGTCGATGCGGTGGCGGGGGCCGGGGCCGTTCGTCGCGAACCAGCCGCGGGCCGGCGCGAACAGGTGCCGGGGGGCGGCGTGCAAGGCGTCCCGGGTGCGGGTGCTGATGAGGAAGCCGCGGGCGGTCAGGGTGTCGGTGAGCGCGTCGGTGCGTGCGCTGGTGTCGGTGGTGTGGACGGTCATTTGCCTTTGCCCTTGTCGGGCTTGCCCTTCTCGTCCTTCTCGGCGGGAGGGACGGGACGGTCGGGCTCGTAGGAGTCCTCGTCGGATCGGTCGCCGTGCTTGCCCATGGTTCTCCTCCGGGGTCGAGCGGACGTGCCCACAGTGCGGTGACCGACGGTACTAGCGCCCTGACCAACGGTGGTCTAGCCCGGCGGTCAGACAACCGTGCCGACCTACACCAGCGCCCGGCGCACGACGAGCAGCTCGGGCCCGTCGGCGGGCTCGGGCACGTCAGCCATGGCCGCGGCCGCACCGGCCAGCTCGCGCCGCGCGGCCATCGACCACAACCGCGAGGCTCGGCCACCGCCTCGGTAGACGTCGACGGCGAGTTGCTTGAGCGCGCGGTGCGCGGCTCCCGTGCACCCGACAGCGACGCCGAGCGCTCTGGGGAGCTCAGCGAGGTCGGGCTGGTAGGTCCACCGCTCGACCTCGAAGTGGATGTGGGCGCCCATGTGGGCGTGCCGGTCGATGACGGCCCGCGCGCACACCGACCCGCAGGCGGACAGGCTCCAGGTCCGCTGGACGGTGTTGCCGACCTGCACGTATCCGTGTTCGTCGCGGGGGCTGGGGTCGGCGTCGTCGGGGCGCGCGTAGTTCGGTCGGACCGACCAGGCGCTCACCCGGTAGCGGGTGGGGCGTCCGCAGCCTGCGACACCTTGGCACGTGGCCATGCGCTGCACGGCGAGCAGGTTGCAGTTGGCGCAGGTACAGGCGTCGCCGCAGTTGCAGCGGGGGGTTCCGTCGTCGTACTCGCCGGCGCAGTCGCACTCGTCGGGGTCGTCGACGGGACCGGTGGGGGTGGGGGTCCAGGCGCCGTCCCATGCGCTCTGGAGGGTGCGAATGGCGGTGGCGAGCTGCTCGGGCGTGGGCTGCTCGTTGTCGGGTCGGGGGTTGGTGTTGGTCGGCATGTGGGTTCCTTACCGTCTTGGTCGGACGTTTCGGGGTGAGTGCTAGGCGGGGTGGGGAGGCTGGTCGAGGGCGGCGTGCAGAAGCCCGGCCCCGATCGCGTGATGCAGAACGCCGTGGACGCTCGTGGACACCTCCACATCCTGGTCGAACGGGTGGACCCACCGCAGTGCCCGGCCGGGCTGGACGGCGGCTGGCTCGCCGGTGAGTTCGACCCGGTACAGCTCGGTGAGGACGAGCGCCCCGTCGATCCCGGACACCGCCTCGAACCGGTCGACGTACGTGAGGCCCGCCAGGCCGGTACCGAGTTCGGCGGCCAGTTCCCGGTCCAACGTCGCCTCGTGGCTCTCACCCTCGACCGCGGGGCCGCCCGGCATGCAGTAAATGTCAGGGTGCCGGGACGCGGTGATGGTGAGGACGCAGCCGTCCCGGACGACGAGCGCCGAGACCTTCCGGTAGACGTCGGTCACGGGGTAACTCCTGGCTGGTCGAGGACGGCGTGGAACAGGCTGATGAGTCGGCGGAGTTGCTCGTTGCCCTCCGCCTCGGGAACGTTCTGGTCGAGGAGGTCGACCAACTCTTGGGCGCGCTGGAGTGCGGCCTCGGCCTGCTCGGCGCGTTTGGCGCTCGCGATCGCGCGGCGCTCAAATGCCACCGCCGCCTGATGCGCCCGGTCACGGGACGCCCGGACGGTCGCGAGCGCGGCCTCGAAGACGGGCAACACGGCCAGCGCCGCGACATCGGCCTCACCACCAGAGATCGGGATGGACCGCCCAGCCGCGAGGTCAGCAACCGCGCGGGGGCCGGGCTTGATGCGGACAGTCGCGCGGATGGCTTCGGCGAGCTGGTCGCGGAGCGCGGGCTCAGGCGGCGTCGGGTCCGTAGGCATGGTCACCGATCCTCCTCGGGCGGGTTGCAGAACACGGCGCCACCGTTGGCGATGGCATCCGCGATCTCCTGCGGCGTCGGTGCGGGCACGATGTGCCGGGCGGCGGCTTCCATGCCACGGCGGAACGACGCGCGGGGACCGGTCAGGGCGTCGCGGTACGGCTCGGCCTTGGCCAGGATCTCGGCGGCCACCTGCTCGCGGACCTGCCGTTCGTGTTCGCCGGGCCGTGCCATCTCGCACAGCCGCACCGTGTCGTCCGCGGTGCGCGGCTCGGACCGCCGGGCGACGACCTCCTGCCGTGAGCCGAACAGCTCCGTCATGACCTGCCCGCGGGTCTTCCGCTTGATGTGTGGCGCGCCAGCCTCGATCACCCTGCGGGCCTGCCCGGCGAAGTCCTGCCATCGCAGGTGGTCCGCGTTGAACTCGGCGTCGTAGTCGCGGAGCAGGAGTTCGGCGACGGCCGTGACCGCTTCCTCGGGTACGTCCGGCGCGTCAGCCATGGGTGTGGTCTCGGGTTCGGGCAGCGGCAGCAGGCCGGCCTCTTCGCGGCAGGCGGCGCAGCCCCCGAGGCCGTTGCACTTCGCGACCAGCCGCGGGCCGGGCTTAGCCGGCTCGCCAGGGCCGTACCAGTGGCCGTGGGTGGTGTAGGGCATGGTGTCGAGTCCTGTCCTAGAAGTTGGTTCGTTCGGTGCGGCGGTTGCCGTGGTGCAGCCTCACTAGCTCGGCGAACACGGTCCGGAGACCACGGACATCGCCGTCGTTCTGCGCGAGCATCCGGACGGTCTGGTTCATCACGACCGCCCAAGGGACCCCTTCGGTGAGCGCCCCGGCGATCGCGCCTTCGAGGTCGCGGATGTTGATGTCCTCGCGGGTCTTGGCGGCGAGGGCGAGGAGTTCGGCCGTAGCCGGCTGCGCAACCGGCTGCCCGGCTGACTTACCGGTCACGTCCCACCTCGCGCGACCCGGGCGGCCTCCCGAAGCTCATCAGCGCTCGCATGCCAGCCGGTCGTGTCCAGCTTGGTCGCGCGCCCCTCGATCTCGCTGGCGATCTGTTCGCGGACCTGCGACGCGAGCGTCTCGGCGAGGCTCCCGTAGTCGATGGCCCGCGCGTGTTGGCACACGATGTTGTGGTCGGTGTGCCAGTTGCGGACCGCGCTGGCGATGAGGGTTTCGAGGGGGCTCAAAGCAGCTCCAGTTGTCCGGTGGGGTGCGCGGTGGCGCGCTTGGGCTTCTTGGGCTCGGCCGCGCGGCGGAGGGACGGTCGGGGGGCGGGTCGTGCGGCGGGTGCGGGGATCCCGGCGTCCCGCCGCGCGACCTGGACGGCGATCCGCTCCGCACGCCGCTCGGCATACGGCTGCGCGCGAACCTGGCGGAGGATCATCTCGGCAGCGCGCCACGGGTCGGCCTCACGGCGACAATCCGCACACCGGCCGACGACGTTCTCGTGATGGCAGAGCTGCACACCGTCCGGCTCCGTCATCGCGCGGGCGTTGTGGTTGTTGACCCTGGCCTGGATAGACGCGGGCCGCTCCTCCGGGATCCGGAACGGGTTGTCAGCCTCCTGCGCACGGGCCATCGCGTCACGAAGCTGAGCCGTGGTCATCCCCTTGCGGCACTCGGGCCCAATCCGGAACGCACGGGATGCCGGGTCGGTGAGCGGCTTTCCGCATTCGGTGCAGGTGGGGTCGACCACGCGGATGCTCATGCCGGGCCCGCGCCGTTCTTGAGCGCCAGGCCGTGCTGGATGAGGGCGGTGTGCACGTCATCCAGCGACTTGGTCCCGAAGTTGCGGATGTCGAGCAGATCGAACGCATCGCACGCCGCGAGGTCGCCGATGGTGCGGATCCCCTCACGCATCAGCGCGTTGTAGGCGCGGGGCGACAGGTTCAGCAACGCGATCGGGTCGCCCGGCTGGAGGGTGCGGGTGGTGGCCATGGGGTCACTTCCTGGTGGTGGGGTGGTGAGCAGCGGTGATGCGGTGCCGGTCGGCGCGGACCTGCATGAGGCGGACCGCCCACACCGCGGTGACGGTCCGGCCGTAGTGGCGGACCTCGGAGGCGCCGCAGCAGCAGGACCAGGACACGGCCCGCACCTCCGGGAGATGGCCCGTGCTGACCAGGTGGCTGACGCTCATGACATCGAGAGCTCCTCGTCCCAGGCAGCGAAGAAGTCGAGCTGGACGGCCTCGGACGGCACGACGCGGCAGTCGCAGGCGCACCGCCAAGCGCACGGCCGGCCGACCCGCCACACCCGCGCGTCGCTCGACGGCGCAGGCGAGACCACCGAGCCCTTGCTGTTGGTGACCCACCCCGCCGGGAACACGGCGGGCTCGCCGGCGCGGCACCGGTCGTGGTCGCCGTGCACGCAGTTCGAGCACGGCCCCCACTCGCAGGGGCAGGTCGCGATGGGCGCGCGGAGGGCGGGAGGGAGGACGTTGGCGCGGATCCACGCGGCGGCTTCCGGTGTCATCAGGCCCCCCAGTCCGGGCAGTCCACCGCGCCGCATGGCGAGCCCAGCTGCTCGATGGCGCCGCACCAGGGGCAGTCCTCGTCGGAGGGGTCGGCGTCGCCGAGGTCCTTGCGGTCGGCGACGTCCAGGCCGCATACCGCCCGGTCGGGGTCGCAGCAGTAGACGTGGACGAAGTCGTGGTCGAGTCCGGGGCCGGTGGGGCGCGGCAGGGTCGCGGTGATCACGACGCCTCCTGGGTGGTCGTGGTGGTGCAGGTCCAGCAGGTGCCGTCGGGGTCAAGCGCGGTGCCGCAGGTCCCGCAGGTCGGTGCGTCGGCGGGGTGTCCGTCGTTGTCCGCGCGTGTCCGCCGGTGTCCGTGGTTGTCCGCGCGGGGTGGTGCGACGGGGTGGGCGGCGGCGTGCAGGACGAGGTCGGTGTACGGGGCGGTCGGGCCGAGCTGGGCGCGCGCGGCTTCGATGGAGGCGGCGCCGCAGTCGGGTAGGCGCTGAAGCCGGGTGACCGCAGCGTCGTATGCCGGGGACGTCTCAGCGGGCGCGAGACGGCCGCGCGTGCGCCGTGTGCGGAACTGGTCCGGGTTCAACCACTTCGCCCGCCTACGGGGACCTGAGGGACGCACGGGGCCAATGGGGCGCGTGGGCTCAGGCCGATCCCGAAGCCACGCGAGATACGCGACGGGATCCTCCGGCAGATCCACCGGCGGCGGCTGCGTCGCCTCGGCCACCTCGCGGGCACTGCGCTCGACCGCCTCCGCCACCCACGGATCCGGCCGGTTCATGCCAACTCCAGCGGCGCCTGCGCGAGACGCCGGGCAGCGGCCTCGACATAGGGCTCGTGCCACTCAACGCCGATGGCGCGACGGCCGATGAGCCGGGCGGCATCCAGCGTCGAGCCGCTCCCCGCGAACGGATCGACCACCAGGCCACCGGGCGGGCACCCGTACTCGATCAGCGGGCGCAGGATGCCGACCGGCTTTTCCGTGGGGTGGATGGCAAAGCCGCGCAAGTTCTTGCACGCGATGACGCTGGTCATGTATCGGGTTCCGTCGTCCACCCACGTTCCGGTGCCGTAGACGCCCAGATGCTCCGCGCGGGGTCCTCGCTTGGCAACCTTTTCGCCGGGCTGTGTGTGGGACCGGGCACCACCGGGCGGGACGTGACGCGGCGTCGCATGGTGCACACCGCGCCACTCGCCGCGATACCAGTGGGTGGCGATCTCGTGGACGCGCTTGAAGCGGTCTGTGGCCGGACTGCTCCCGGCGGTCTTCTCCCACACCACGTCCTGGCTGAGCTGCCAGTCGGCGAACTCATCGCGGCGGTGAAGGAGCATCCGCATGCTGCCGAAGCACCACATGCTGCTGCTCGCGGTCGCGGCGAGGGCGGGCCAGCCGTCCGGCCACCGGTCCCATGCCAGGCTCGTTTCCGCGTAGGGCGGATCGGCGACGATCAGGTCGGCGGTGATGCCGAGGGCGGGCAGCACCTCGCGCATGTCGCCGAGGTAGAGCTGGACGTGGTCGTCCTCGTAGTACGGGTGCGTCACGGCCGCCTCCCGGTCTCGCCTCCGCGAGCGATCTCCAGCAGGACATCGGCGTGGCACGGCTGATCCAGGCGACACCAGCAGGCCAAGTCCTTGCCCGCCAGCTCGCGGCGGATGGCGGCCCGCAACTCCGGGGTGAGCTCCCGCTTGAAGGCATGCACGGCCCAGTACGGCGCGCCCGTGTTCGGGATGCGGGTGAACCGCTCGAACCGGCCGAGGCTGGCGTGACGGGTCTCGTGGATGACGTCGGCGGCCTCGCCCCACGGGTAGTGGTTGTCGCGGACGGGGACGATCCGCCAGGGGTTGGCCCACTTGGTCGGGCGGCCGACGTACACGACGCCTTGGGGCATGCGCCAGCCCGCGACACGGCGCCTCTGGATCCGGACGGGGCTCATGACTCCCCGCCGTCCTTGGAGAGGACCGCCCGTGTCTCGGCGAGATGGACTGCGAGCCGGTCGGGGTCGTTCAGCAGGCTCGTCAGCTCATCCCGCCTGGCCCGGAGATGCATCACCTCAGCGAGGAGCGTGGGCACGTCCTTCGGCCCCGGCGTCTCCCACTCGCACGTGTGGTCGCCCTTCTGCTGGACGTCGCGGTGCATGTCGTAGTGGCCGGGGCTGCGGTCGCAGTTGTGGTGGCCGTGGGCGAGGCAGGGGACGCCGCAGCGGGGGCGGACGGTGTGGCCGCCGGGCGGGTTCGGCAGGTCAGGCATGGGTGGCCTCCTCGGCCGGGGCGGTGTGGTTGATCGCGCGGGCGACGGCGAGGGGCTGCGCGGCGAGGTGCTCGTGCCAGGTCTGGTGCGCGGCGTTGAGGCGGTCGGCGGCCTGCTCCAGCCACACCGCGAGCGGCTCGGCGAGCGCCGGTGCGACGTGCTTCTGGTCCGGCTCGCGCAGCACCCGGGCGGCGGCGCGCAACTCCTCCTGCGGCGTCATGCGACACGCTCCCCAAGCTGGGCACGGACAGCGGCGTCCACATGGCTCGGAAGCCGCCACAACCCCAGCGCGCCCTTACACGGAACCGGCGACGGGATCGGCCGAACGTCGGCCAGCCGGAAATGGCGCTGGCCCGGCATCGCCCACGGCCCACACCCACACACCAGCTCCGTCGCACCGGCCGACTCCGAGCACACGGCGGCCAAGCGAGCGACCGCGAGGATCACCGAACGCGCCCGGGACCTCTGCATCACGACGTCGACGGGGGTGCCGGTGATCTCCGCGACTCGTTCCACGGCGTACTGGGTGGCCGTAGCGGCGCCGGCGTGGATGGCGACCCAGCCGCAGTAGGTGGGGGCGTAGCGCCAGGCGCGGTTCTCGATGCGCTTTTCGTTGGAGGCGATGGCGTTGGCCCAGGGCTGGTGGATCGTGAGTCCGCGTAGCTCGTCGGGGGGCGTCAGCTCAGGCACCGGCGGCCTCCCGCGCGTCCAGCCACCGCACGACGGTCGCCCCGCCATGCAGATGCACCCGCTCGATCGACTCCAGCCCCCGATCCCAAAACACGATCGAGGGATGCTCACCGCGCCACCGGACCGACGCGGTCCCGTCCGGCCAGAGCACGCCGTCCGCGACGAGGCCGGCGCCGGAGACGCCGGTGACGTCCCGGTGGCGGACGAGCTGGAACCGGCGGGGCTCGCCGCTCGCGTCCTCCGTGGCGAGCTGGGCGAGCGTACGAGCGGCGCGGGCGTGGGCCCGCTGCTCGATCTCGGGCGCGACCACGTTCAACACCTGGGCGGCGAGGCGCCGGTAGTGGTCGGCGGTCGTCCGGTGGAGTTTGCCCCAGGTCTGGGTGACGCCGTCGCTGTCGCAGATCGCGGCGGCGGCCAGCTCGACCAGGTCGAGGGCGTCGTCGGCGGGCGTCTGCTCAGCCACGGGACACCTCCGCCCCCTCCACAGCGGGGCGTGCGGCGGCGACCAGATCCCACGGGATCCCCTGCTCTCCCGCAGACGTCACCAAGCGCAGCTCGCGGGCGTCCCTGTCGCACCGGACCAGCAGGCCAGTGACGGATTCGTCGGCCATGGTCAGCACCTCGACGCGGTGACCGACCAGCGCCAGGTACGGGATGCAGGGGCTGTCGACCGGCTCATCCGCCTCCGCCCCGTCGAGGGCGCGGACGGCTTCGGTCACGGCCTCGCGGACACCATGCGCATCAGCCGCAGGCGCACGCCCCGTAGGCATCCCTGCGTGGTGGAGAGCGTCCACGAGCATGTAGGCGTGCGACCCAGCGGCAGCGATATCGAGCTGGTCCGGCTCCTTGCCGCGTTCGAGGCACCAGTAGGCGATGAGCGCGGCCTCGATGACGGCGTGGAGACGGTCGCCGTTCACCTGCTCGGCGAGCCGGCCCCGGTGGGCCTCGACCTTCTTCAGCTCGCGGCGCTGCTCGCCCATGTCGACTTGGAGTTGCGCGTGATCGGCGGCGGCACGATCGAGGGCCTGTCGGTCAGCGGCCGCTTCTTCGCGGAGCCGCTCCACCTCGGTCTCGGCGTCCGTGAGCGCGGAAGTGACGGCGTTGATGCCGTCCGCCAGGCAGCCCGCCACCTCCATCGCGGCGCGCCCCTGGTCGGTGAGCGCGTCGTACGCGGCGGCGCGGTCCTCGGCGAACCGGTCCGCCTCGGCGCGGGCGGCGTCGCGCTCGCGTTCGGCCCGCGCGGCGTCGGTGCGGTGCCGCCCGCCGAGCCGGTGCGCCTCGTCGCGCTCGGCGGCCACGACGGCCAGCAGGGCGCGGAGTTGCTCCTGCTCGGAGTGGACGACTTTCAGCGCAGCAGTAGCGATCTCGTCCACCGACGTCCGGAGGATCATCGTGCCGCCGATCGCGCTCGCGAGCTGGCGGTGCATCTCCTCGTCGGTCTGTGGCGGGCCTTCGCCCTGGCCGACGGGCTCGACCACGACAGGCGCCCACTCGATCGGCAGGGTCGTGAAGTAGCTGCGCCCGTCCGGGTTGACGATGGCCACCTGGACGACGCGCGTGGTGTCGCTGTCGTGGCCCTCGATGCTGCCGCGCTCGATGCGGGCGCCCTTGATGGTGATGTCGGCGATGGTGCCCGGCTTGAGCTCGCTCGCCTTGGGTGTGGTCGGGTTGGTCATCTCGGTCTCCTGAGGGGTCAGCCGGTCTGGTCGGGGGCGACCGCGCGCTCCGCCGCCCACTTGCGCTTCAGGTCAGCGAGCAGCGGCGCGGCCGCGCGGTAGTCCTCGCCGGAGGTGGTGTCGTACAGCGGCGCGGCCTCGGCCGACTCGACATCCGCGTCGGGTTCGTCGGGTTCGTCCGGGACGGCGTGAATGAACAGCGGGGGCTGCGTCGCGGCCGAGTCGCTCGTGGCACCGCCGGGCAGGAAACGCAGTTCCGGGGGCGGCAACTCCTCGCCCGGCTCGGCGCCTGCGGCCTGTCCCTCAGTCCTGGTCTGGATCGCCCCGACGATGTCCGCGAGATGCCCGCGCTCGACCATCCGCTGGAGGTACGGGATCGGGTTCCGGATCGGGTCGGCCGCCCGCGCCTTCGCTGCTTCCCATGCGTCGGCGGCCTCGGGGTCAGTCAGTCCGTAGTTCGACGAGAGCCAGCGGAGCGCCTCGCGCACGCGCGCACGCGCGTAGACCGACTGATCTCCTTCACCTTCTCCACTAGGGGAACCACCGGCAGGTGGAACGGGACGGGACTGGGACGGGACTGGGACGGGAGGATTCGGGGGCGAATCGGGTACCCGATGAACGACCCGATCGGGTACCCGATAACCCTGCTGGTCAGACGAGGTATCGCTCGCATCGGGTTGAGAGTTATCCACAGGCGAATCGGACATCGGGTTTGGAGCAACCCGATGCGAACCCGATGGCATACCCGATGAAGCACCCGATGCGCCGCGACCCCCGTTCCCGGGGCCACCCTTCTGGCAGTAGCGGCACGACGGATCGGTCTTCCCCTTCCCCTCATGCCACCGCCGGTGGTTCCCCAGCTCACCACCGGACGACATCTTCTTCCGGCCCGCGATCGCCTCGTCCCGGGTCGGGTTCCGGACCGTCCCGTCGGCATCGACAGCCCACTCGTGGAACTGATAGCCGCCCTGTGCCCGCTCCCAGAACCCGGCCTTGACGAGTTCCTCTGCCAGCTCGACCTGGCCGCGAGACAGCGCCGGGATCATGTGCTCGGGGATGAACCCGTCGGTTAGCTGGTCGCTGGACCAGGATCCGGCCACGGTCCACAACCCCATTGCGGTGAGCGAAGCGGCCCACGTCTTTGAGTGGGAGTGGAGGTGATCGTCCACCTTGAACCAGGTCACTCAGATTCTCTTTCTGGCGGTTGCCCTACACGGACCAGCGAAGCGATCTAGCTTCGCGAACCATCATAGCGAACTCACTTCACAAGTTCAGTTCGCGCAGTAATATCGCTGCATGGACTTGCGATGGCGGTGTGCGAACATGGACCCCATGGGTGAGATCCGGGACCGGCTGCTGAACGAGGTCGGCGACCTGGCCTTCCAGCTCATCGCCGCTGAAGCCGAGGTCGCCCGCATCCGCGAACGACTCCACGCGAAGATCCGAGAGGCTGGCGACCCAGCGCTCGGCAAGGACGAGAAGGCCGGCCCCTCGGCCATCTCCCGCGCGTCCCACCACCGCTACACGCGCGAGTACGTCGGCAACCTGCTCAAGAACGAGCCCCGGGCCCCCCGGCGGGCATGACACCCCGGCCGGGCGCCCGCTCGCCCCCGGCCGCTTCCCCCGCCGCCCCGTAGCGCGCCTCACCCGCGCTTCTTCTTCCGCTTACGCCGCGGCACCCGCCCCTGCCGCGCACCCGACCGGGCCTTCTTCTGCGGCGTCCCCTCCAGCCGGCCGACCTCCGGCACCCCATGGGGTCGGTTGGCGACGTCTACCGCGAAGTGCTTTTTAGCGATCGTGTTCACCTCCTCGTGTGTGGTCTGGCCGGGCGTCTCGGGGGTCCGCCCGGCCAGTCCTGCTGTGTCATCCGGTCATGACGTGGCGTGTTTGTGCAGGTCGTCACGACGTGTCGGGTATTGGTCCCAGGTGCGGCCGTCCAGCTCGCGGCCCGCGGCCTTCTTCCCGACGCGGCGGATGACCTCGCGGAACCCGTGCTCGTCCGGCGGCCCGGCGAGGCGCTCACGGTCGTCGATGCAGCCGAGCCCGACCTGGCCTGTTGGCGCCCATTCGCCGTTCTGCTTGTGGAGGTAGGCGACGTCGGCGGCTTGGCATTGGTCGCGGAGTGATCGGAACCAGTTGGGGTCGGCGGGTCGGGCGCGGGGGCCGGACTCTCCGCCGGTGATGACCCAGTCGATGCCGTGGAGACGGCGCTCGCAGCACCCGCCCGCGTGGGCGTAGGAGGCCGTGAGGCCGTGGCCGCGTTCGCTGCCCATCGTCCGGACGGCGTGCCGCAGATCGATGGGGCCGAGCAGGGGCTCGGCCGAGAGGAAGCGGACGGCGGCCGGGGTCTGGAGGAGGGCCGGGATGCGGAGGTCGGCGCGCTTCTGGTCCTCGACCGAGACGCCCAACCACACATTCCGAAGCGGCCAATGGTCGAGGCTGGCATGGGTGAACTCGGCCATGGCCTCCTCGACCATGTCCGGGAACCCCTCGGTCCCGAGCGAGCCGCGCGACAGCAGCGAACGCATGCGGCCGTGGCGCTTGGTCAACAGCTGAAAGGTGTGGTGGGGTGTCGCGGCCATGACGGCGAACACCTGGGCGACGAACTCGTCCGGCACGCCGTCGTGGAACAGGTCGGACATAGAGTTCACGAAGATCCGTGTCGGCTTGCGCCACCGCAGCGGCAGCCCGAGAACGTCCTCGTGCGCGCTGACCCCGAACCCAGGTCCTGAGGTGCGTGGGTCGCCGTCGCGCTGGTACTTGAGGTTGCCCATGGCCTTGAGGCGGCGGGCCATGGTGAGGGCGTAGCAGGAGTCGCAGCCGGGCGAGAGGCGGTCGCATCCCGTGGTGGGGTTCCAGGTGCGCTGGGTCCACTCAATGGTGGTCATCGCATCCACCTCTCGATCACGTCGGGGAGGCGCGGCTCCTCGGGGTCGGCGAGGAGGTGGTCGACGAGGTCCCAATACGCCTCCTCCTCGTTGGGGTTGGTGAGGTACTGGATGTGCTCGGGGTGGCCGACCGCGGGGCCGGTGGCGGCGGGTCGTTGGTCGCCGAGCGCGCGGATCGCGGCGGTGGTGAGGACGCCGACCGCGATGAGCGTGGAGACGAGGACGAGGGTGGGGAGGGCGCTGGTCATGGCCGGCCGTCCTCGGGTCGGGCGCCGACGGGGACGCTGTCGTGGGCCGGGTGGAGGTCGAGATCCTCGCCGTCGCGCTGGTGCTCGTCGGGCTCGTGCTGTTCCTCGGGTGCGCCGCAGAGGATCCTGAGGACGATCGCCATCGCGGCGAATTCGGCGCCTGCCCCGGCGAAGATCGCGAAGTCGTGCCATTGCCGGAGGGCGGCGGTGGTGGTGAGGCAGAGTCCGAGGAGGATTGCGGCGGTGGTGGCGCTGTTTCTCATTGGCCCTCCTTGGGTGGGTGGAGCGCGTTGATCTGCTGTTCCAATTCGGTGAGGCGCGCCTCGCGTTCGTCCGGGTCTGTGATCTGTTTCGCGGCGGTGATCTCGTCCGCGAGTCCGCTGCAATCCGCGCATCCGTCCCCGCCGCACAGGCCGGCGCAGCCGTACTGCGGGGTCATCGGCGGCACCTCCGCGGGGCGGCCGGTCGTGGTGCGGGTGCTGCGCGGGGGCGGCGTCAGGCTCGCGAGGACGGACCCGGCCACGAACGCGGCCGCGCTCGACGCCGCCAGGGCGAGGACGCGGTTCATGAGCGCGCCCCCGCCCGGCTCCTCCGGTAGGCGGCGGCGCGGCGTTCCGTGGTCCGCTCGTCCTCGGTCATCCCGCCGAGGACCCCACCCGGGTCGGCTCCTTTGGGCAGGCTGAGGATCCAGCCCCGGCACTTCTCGGTCACGGGGCAGCCGCGGCAGATGCCCTTGGCGACCGCGATCGTGGCGGCCAGGTGCGGGCTGTCCGGTGGCGGGTCCATGACGCTGCCACGCCCCTTGCAGGCGCCGCGGGTGGCCCAGTCCCCGGGGGCCGTGGCCCGTGCGGTGGGTGTGGGTTCCGCAAGGCGCGCGGGCTTGCGTGGCCCGGCGGGCTGGTCCTCGTCGTCAAGGTGGGCGATCTCGTCCTGGAGCAGCCGCCGGTACTGCTGCGGGTGGAGTTTCGCGAGCGCGCAGCGGGCTTTGTGGTAGCGGCGCCGGTGGTTGCCCTGCTTGGTGACGAGGGCGGCGAAGTCGTCGGCGAGTTCGGGGAGTTTCGCCAGCCGGACGATCGCGCGGTCTCGTGCCTTGTTGATGTGGGCGTCGACTTCGCGGTGGGCCTGGGCGCAGGCTTCGTCGACGGGCTCGCCGTTTCGTTTGTGGCGGACCCATGCGGCGTTGGTGCCGCAGGGTTTGAGCTGCCGGGTCATCTCGCCTCCCGTCCGAGGTCGCCTTCGGTGGGCCGTTCGCCGGTCTTCGGCTCCGTCGAGGAGGCGCCGATGCTTTCGATCTCGTCCATGGCCGAGGCGATCGAGCCGGCCGCAGCCTCCTGGTCGAGGTCGGCCACCAGCTCCTTGGCCTCGCTCTGAGGGCAGCGCTCGCCCGGGGCCAGCGTGTAGCCGTGTGCCTGGCAGCCGCCGTGGTGGTCGAGGTGGCAGGCGTCCGGGTCGAGCAGGTCGCGGATCAGGTTGTGCGCGCGGTCCCGGTCGGCCTCGGCCTGGAGCCGCGCCTGGTGCGGCGTGAGGCTGCCGACCCGCTGGAGGACGAACGCGTACCGCTCCAACTCGCCCGCGAGCTTGACCTCCATCGACACCTTCGGGTCGTCGTCGGTGGGGATCTCGAACAGCGTCTCGGTGTAGTTGGGGGCGTCGCCGAGCATGCCGCGTGCGACGCCGACCCAGATCGCGGCGAGCTCACGGGCGGGTGTGAGGTCCATGGACATGCCGTTGCGGAAGTCCATGGCGCGGATCTTGGATTCCTCCAGGAACCGTTCGGCCATCTGTTCGACGCCTTCGGCTTCCAGCCGGTCGCGCTCGCGCTGGGTCTCGGCCAGCTCGGCGCTGAACCGGTCCAGGGCCGGGGCGACAACGCGCATGGCGACGTCGGCGAACCGGCCGTACACGCCTTGCCCGGGATCGGTGGGGCGGTTCTGCTCCGGCCCGCAGAACAGGTTCTGGCAGAAGGCGGCGGCCAGGTCGGCGCGGAGCTGAGCTGGCTCGCTGGCCGACGGCCCCGGGTCGCGGTACTGGGCCTCGGCGCGCGCCAGTTCGTCCGCGCACGCCCCGACCTGCTCCTCGCCGAGGCCGTGGGTGCGGAGGATCCGCTCGTATGCGGCGAGCTGCGCATCTGACATGTCAGGCATCGGCGCTGCCCCCCTCGCGGTACACGAGAGTCATGGGGCCGACGGCGTCGAGGACCACATGCGGCGGCGGGGTTGTGAGCGGGTCTCTCTTGGAGTCGCCGGGGATCATGAGGATCTCGGGGCCGTTCAGCGCTGTGAAGGCGAACCATGCGGCTTCGTTCCGGTCGTGCCACACGTCACCGGCGCGGGGCGGCCAGTCGGCCGAGGCGACGCGCGTCACGGCGGCCTGCGGCGGCACGCGCCAGCTCGCGTGCTTTCCGTCGAAGCAGTCCTTGGCGGTGATCGTGACGCAGCCGTGCTGGTCCTGCTCCGCGATGCGGACGCCCTTGATGAGGATGTCGACGATCTCGCCGGGCCGGTACTCGGTCACGACGCACCGCCCGAGGGTTCGATCTTGCAGGGCTGGTCGGCGTCAAGCAGGATCGTCCGGGCGCCCCAGACCTTGCGGCCGTTGACGACGCCCACCACCGCCCAGTGGTAGACGATGACCTGGGCGTGCGCCGAGGGCTGGGGGCGGGCGGTCACGCGCCACCAGACGACCTTGGTGGGGTAGTCGGGGTGGCGGACGATCACTTGTCCGCCGCGCAGGTCGCGTGCTGGTTTGGTATCTGTGGTCATGGCCGTGTTGCCTCCTTGGTCGGCAGCCGGTCGGTTCGGCGCCCCGGTCGCACCCGGGGCGCCGTTCGTGCGTGTGGGGATGAGGCGCCGCCACCACGGGCGGCGCGCGGGCTCGGTCGTCACCGGCGCCATCTCCGCCAGGCCAGGGTGACCAGCACCGTCACGCCCGCCGTGATGGCGAGCACCTGGTCACGACATCCGTCGTCCCGGTGATCGCGAGGGATTTCCGTCACCGGGCGCGTCACGTCTGCCTCCAGGGGTGGACCCGGCCGATGCTCTTGACGCGAGCGGAAGCGCGGCCGAAAGCCGCGGTCGGGTCGTACTCGGCCAGCTCGCCCTTCGCCCTGGCCAGCCCGACATGCAGCAGACCGAGCTGCGACAGGGCCATGGACTGCGCGGTGTCGCTGATGGCCTCCGCCTCACCAACGAGCCGCTCGGCCTCGCGCACGTGATCCCACGGCGTCATCGGGGCGTCACCTCGCGCTCGTGCCAGATGACGATCTCGTCGTCGCGGGCCTCGACACGGGCGGCGTCGGCCCAGCGGGCGTCCTCACCAAGATCGTTCTCGATGGCCGCGAACGCCTTCTTGACCTCGTCCCAAGGCGTGCCGGATCGCAGTGCGTATTCGGTGCGGATGAAGTGCCGTTCGCGGCGCGTGTAGTCAGCCACGGCCGCCACCTCGCGGTCGGGCGTGGGCGCCGGGCTGGTGGGCGAGGCCGGCGCGCCACCACTGGAGGCGGCCGATCCGGAGCGGCTCACGCATGCTCGGGACCGCCGTCCTGAAAGCCGCCGGGGGCGGCGTCACCCCCGGCGGGGTCCGGGTGAGCGCCCTGCTCCGTGCGGCGCTCCGCCTCGCACGCCTCCTGGAGCGCGAGCCCCTTCACGCGCTTCGGCAGCTGCGTGCGCGGCTCCTCCCCGGCGACCGGCGCGCCCGGAGCGACCGCAGGCGCCTCCGGATACCCGGCCGGCCCCTCCCGCTCCTCCGGGACCGGGGTGCCGTCCGGCGGCGTGACCGGAAGGCCGCGCCCCACGATCTCCACCGGGTGCGCGCCGGTCTCCTCCTGCTCCACCGGCGCCGTCAACGGGTCCGGCTGCGACAGATCCTCCGGCGCGAGCCGCCCCGTCTGCTGCGTCGCCTGCGCCGCCTTGAGCGCATCGTCGGTGAAGTTCCGCTGCCGGAGCGTCTCCTGATAGAGCTCGTCCACGAACATCCGCCACTGCCGCAACTGCGGCACCGTCGCGCCCTCCGGCGGCGTCCACCGGATCAGCCCCACACGCAGGCCCAGACCCGTGGACTGCTCCACCTCATCCGGCTCCGGGAACCACGTCCCGCACGCCAGCCCGGACAGCTCCTGGTAGATCTCCGCCATCACCGCCGCCGTACGCGCGGCGTGTCGGTCGATCGCCTCCCGGGTGTAGTCCCCGTGGTCGTAGTGCGTGGCGGCGCTCTTCAGCGCGTCGGCCTGCTCGTGGCCCAGGGACTTGATCCGCAGGGCCATCTCACCGATGACCCTCATCAGCACGTCACGGTCGTTCATGCGATCTGGCTCCTTGCGGTAGCGGCCGCCAGGCGACCGCGGTGCTGCGTCAGGTGGACCCGCGCCCGCTCCAGCTCCGCCACCCACAGGTCCAGCGCGGGCAGGTCCGCGATCCGCAGGACGAGCGGGCCGTCCTGGAGGCGGACCATCGGCCCGGCCGGGCCGTCCAGGACGCCCTGGAACTGGGGGTGGCCGGGCAGCGCGCGGAGGACGACCTCGCTGCCGTAGACGGTGGCGTCCTCGCGCTTGGGGCTGGTCGGGGTGGTGCGCGGGGTTCGGGGGGTGAGGATGTTCACGAGCCGGAAACCGAACCCGTGTCGCGGGCGGGGGTTCCGGCGGGGGATGATGGTCATGACGGGCTCCCAAGGTCGTCATCAGCGGCGCCCCCCGGCATGGGGGCGCCGCTCGTTTTCGTTCGGATCCGAACAAGACCGCCGCGCGGTGCGACCGCAGCGGCCGTAGCGCGCAACGCGCGCCCGAGCGTGTTCTCGTGAGCGACCGGCACCCAGGACGGGAACATCGACAACCCGCACCGCCCACGCCAGGTCAGCGCCCGGCATCGGGGGTTGCGCAGCCCTCGCCACGCCGGGTGCTGCGACTGGCGCAGCCGCACGGCGGAGTGGCCTCTCGCGCATACGTACGGGGGGCCGGGGACGTATTCGCCGAGCGCCAGCGCGCCCGCCCTGTCACGGGCGCGCTGGCACATGTCACGGACGCCGCTCATCAGGCCGGTGGCCGATCCGGCAGCAGCGACGCGGCGCCCTGCCACCCCGTGACGAGCTGCACCGAGGCGACGTAGCCGCAACCGCCGTTCAGGCACGTGCACGACCACACGCCCGCGGCGAACCGCACCGTGTGCCGCTCGGCGTGGCCCTGCACGTACGCGGTCACCTCGTGCGGCCGGAGCTCCCCGGCCGGGGTCGCGGCGGAGACCACGCGGACCCGCTCGTTCCTCAGATACCGGAGAGCCTTCGCGCGGATGCTCACCGTCGGCCGCCCATCTCCGCGATCTCATCGGCGGAGTAGTGCAGCGGGTCGTCGAACGCCTCCGCCTCGGCCTCGGCGTCCGCCGCCGCCGTGTCCGGCGCGGAGGCCGGGGCGGGCTGCGCGGGCGGAGCAGGGGCGGGGGTCGGGGTCGTGCGCGCCGCGAGGATCTCCTCCGCCGTCGCCGCCGGCGGCGGGAACTCCTCCTCCTTACGCACCTCGCCCCGCTGGATCGACTGGTAGATCACCCCGAGCTGCGCCGCGGCATGCGGCGTCCACCGGCCGTTCGGCTCCCCGACCTTGGCCTCAAGCTGCGCGAGCGTGATCCCGATCTCGGCGTACTTCTCGATCGCGTTCGCGATCCGCGTCGCCAGCGGGACACCACCGCCGTCGTTCAGCGTGGCGTTGCACAGATCCTTCGCCTCGGCCACGAACCACGGTGGAAGGATCGCGAAGATCATCTCGCGGACACGGCGAGACCCCTGGTTGGCGTTATTTTCGTAGACGTCGCGGAGCTCCTTGAGCTGGGACGGCCCCTGCTTGGTGTCCCGCAGGTGCGGGACGATGAACGTCGTGGAGACCCGCGAGTTGGTCTGGACGTCCCACGCCCACGCCTGCATCTCCGACTGGCCGAACTCGTCGTCCCGCCTCATCTCAACGATGCCGTACTGGATGTGCCCCCAGCAGCGGGCCAGCTCGCGGGCGAGGTGCACGGACGCGCCGGACACGGGACCGCCCGCCCGGGGGAACCGGTAGAAGGCGCGCTCGGCGAGGTGCCGCTGCTTGCAGGACTCGATCATCTGGTTGCGCGCGTATTGGACGTCGCGGGGGAACCGCTGCGCGACCTCGACGGCGGCCATGACCTCGGCGGCCGCACGGGACTGCTCGACGACTGTGCCCTGCCCGATTCGGCCGGGCGCCGGGACGGTCGGGATGGGAGTGCCGTTGGGGTAGGTCATGTGCTGCTCGCCTTCATGCGTGCGCGATAGCGCCTATTGGCTTCGTTCTTGCAGGTGCGGCAGGTCCGCTGGCGCCCTGTCCGCACGGTGTTCGCGGGGGTCTCGGGGTGGTCGCAGCGGAATGCCCGGGGCGCGCCGGCGCGGTAAGCGCCGCGCGCGACGTTGTCGGGGCGAGAGACCGGCTGGAGGTGATCGGGGTTGCAGCACTCCCGGACGCGACACAGGTGATCCAGGTCCATGCCCTCCGGCACCGGCCCGACAAGCAGTTCCCATACGAACCGGTGGACGACTGCGGTTCCGAGGCCGCGACGCCCCCGGTTGATGGCGCCGTAGCCGTTGCGGTGCTTCGCGCCGGTCCAGAGCCAGCACGGGCCATCCGCGTCGATGCGGGCCCAGAGCCGCTCGTCGAGAGGTTTGACCTTCCTCATGAGGTGACCTCCTGGAGGAACCGGTTCTCGGCCCACCCGGGCAGCCCGACCTGCGCCACGCTCTCGATATAGGGAGGCCAGTGGCCGGCCTTCTGGCACCGTGCGAACAGACGGAGCGCCTTGCGGTTCTCGTGCCGACCGGCGTCCAGCGCGATCTGCGTGAGCTGGACGACGCTCACGATGTACGGCGCCGTCTTCTCCTGGACCACCAGGAAGTAGGGGACGGCGTCGGACAGGCCGAGCGCGCGGACGGCGTCCTCGTACCAGGCGCCCTGCATGTGATAGCCGAAGTTGATCAGGGACTTGCTGATCGCGTCCGGGTGCGCCGAGTCGGCCGTCTTGTAATCCGCGAGGTAGAGGCGACCGTCCGGGCCCTTGGGGGGCAGCCAGTCGAGCAGCGCGCGCCGCCACACCTTCGTCGGGCCGTCCTTCCAGAACAGCGCCCGCTCCGCCTCCCCGGTCCCGCCCAGCAGCACGGACGCGAGCTCGTGCTCGCGGATCGCGGCGGCCATCTCCTCGACCTGGTCGTACTCGTCCGGCTTGAGGGGGACCGCTCCACGGTCGTAGGCGGCGTCCCGCTCGGCCTGCGCCGCGCCGGACCGGTAGGTGTCGTACGACATGCGGTGCAGCTCGGGCCCGATGCCGAGGACGAGCTTGTGCGCGGCCGTGCCCAGCTCCATCGCTTTGGTCGGCTTGGGTGGGTTGTCGGCCTCGTACCGGTACCGGGCCGGGCAGGTCGCCAGGAGCTTGCGGGCGCCGCTGGAGGAGATGCTCCCCGCCGGAACGGGGTCCGCGTGGTAGACGTCGGCGGGCATGTCGTACACGCCTTCGCTGGTGACGACGGTGGCGGGGGCCTCGGTCAGCGCGCTCACCGGTCGCCCTCCAGCCGCTCCACAACCGGCTGGACCCGCTCGTTCAGCAGCTCCACGACCCGCCGCACGGCGGCCGTCGCGTCCGCTGCGGTCAGCCGCTCGGGCGCGTCGACCGGAACCCATAGCCGGTCCGTGGGCAGGCAGAACAGCAGGAGGGTGCTCGTGCACATCGCCGGTGTCTGCTCGATCTGGTCGTCGCTCGGCTCGCACAGGCCGATGTCCTGCCGGTACTCCCAGCCCGACCAGCCGTCCAGGTCCATGAGCGGCTCGATCGGCCGGGTCATGATCCGGACGTAGGCGCGCACGGGGCCACCGGCCCGGCCGTCCGACCGGCGCCGGTGGAGCCGCGCCCAGGCGATCGGCGAGACGAACGGGACGTAGTGGGGCGGCGGCATACCCGTTCCGGTCGCTGCCCCGAATGCGGCGCAGGCGAACTCGGTGGGGTCGGGGGTGATGTCGCCGTTCCCGTTGAGGAAGGTGATCTGCCGCTGCTGCACGTTGGCGGCGTAGCGATCTTCGGCGCCGGGGGTGATGGTGAACGGGGCGGTCAAAGCGTCCACCGCCTCTGCTCGTCCCGCAGCGGCCGCCAGTCGTCGGCCGCCTCCCGCTTGGCCAGCTCCGCGTCGAGGACCTCGGCGGCCAGCCCCAGCGGCCAGCCGGTCTTCTCCGCGAGGATGTCCACCGCCGGACCCCAGCCGTACACCTCGGCCTCGTAGCCCTCGGCGACCATCGAGATCGCCTCGTCCAACGTCAGGTCCGCCATCAGCGGGCACCGCCGTTCAGCTCGGCGGCGCGCGCGTCGGCCTCGTCCTCCGTGCCGTGGTCGCTGTCCGGAATCCACTGGCCGCCGTCGTGGCGGCCGACCGTCCACACGCCCGGCTCGACGTACTGCACGACGAACGTGTCCGGGTTGCCTCCGGCGCAGTTGTGGCGGAAGAAGATGACCTGGACCTCGGACGCGTCGCCGAGGAGGTCGAAGCAGCGGCCGGTGTTCCAACCGCACGGGATGTGGCTCAGCGTGTGCAGCTCGAACCAGCCGCTCGCACGCTCGGCCCGCCAGTCGCTGGGGATCCTCACACCGCACCCCCGTCCTCGTACACGCGGTACGTCACCGGCCGGGCGGCGATCTTCTTCCGGATGTGCGCCGCGGAGGCGCCCATGTCCCCGTGCTCCCGGAGCGCCTCCAGAGCAGCTGCGACCGCGTCCGCGCGGGCGTCCAGCAGCCGGTCACGGGTGGGGACACCCTCCGACGTGGCCGCGCCCGGGAGGTCGATCGCGTCGTGGATCGCCTCCAGCAGCGCACGGACCTCGTCATCGGTGGCGGCGCGGAGCTTACCCACGACCTCCTCGACCGTCCGGCCCGGCTCGTCCTGCCAGTCGGTCAGCTCATCCAAGAGCCGCCCGATGGTCGGCGACCCCAGCACGTCGCCCAGGACGGTCCGGCCCAGCGTCCGCACCGCCGCCGCGTGCACTCCCATGGGGACGTGCGCGGCGTAGGAGTGCATGTCCACGCCGACGGCGAGGGCGAGCGCGGCCGCCAGATCCACCGGGCACCGCTCGGAGGTCCGGTCGGGCCGGTGGTCGTAGTCGCCGTTCTGGGTCCAGCCCTGGACGGTGAGGATGTCGGCGGCCTTGGTGAGGATCTGCGGGGCGGTCAGCTGCGTGTCGCTCACCGGGCACCGCCCGTCAGGCGCATCCGCGCCGCATCCGCGAACCGCCACGCCGCGACCGTGAAATCGGTCAGCAGCGCGTCCAGGCGGTGCTGCACGTCGAACGCGAGGCATGCGAGGGCCGCGGTCACCTTCTCCTGCACTAGCTCCGCCAGCCGGTCCGGGTCCGCGTCCGGGTAGTCCGCTGCGGTCGCGTTCCCCGACTGGACGTCCGCGAGCTCACCGAGCGCGCCGTCGACGTTCTCGTCGAGACGGTCGAGGCGGTCCCACGCCTCGCCGTCCCAGTCGCCCGCCTTCCCCGCGTAATCGGCGGCGATGATCGCCGTGCGGGTCCTCGCGGTGGCCAGGAGTGCCGGGTAGTCCACGCCCGTCACCCGGGCCGCGAGGCGGGGGTCGACGAGGTCGGTGAGCACGGCGGCGACGTGCTCCGGTCCGGCCTCGCACGCCAGCTTCGCGGCGTCCCGCAGGCCGATGCCGTCGATCAGGTCGCCGAACGCGGCGGTCCTGGCGGCGTCGGACAGGCCGGGCGCGATGTCCGTGAGGTCGGCGGCGGCCGACAGGCCGGGGTGGGACCGCACCTGGTAGGCGAGGACCTCCACCTCCCGGCGGGGATCGGTAATCTGTTGCATGGCTCCGCGCTCTCCTTTCAGGGTTTCCGATGTGCGGGGCTAGGGGCTCTGTCAGCCCTGCGACGGCTGACGGGGCCCCGCTTCGTTCAGGGGTTCAGGCCGAGAAGGCCGAGCTTGTCCAGGAACTTGGCCGTAGGGACCTTGAGTGCGCGGCCGACGCGGATGGTGGGGATCTCGCCACGCTCGGCCGCCTTGTAAGAGGCCGCGGGCTTCAAGCCGAAGAACTCGCCCGCCTCGGGCACGGAGATGGTGGGGCGCTCACGCGGGTCCGGGACGGCGGGCATCACACCGTCTCCTGCTCCGACTCGCGCATCAGCAAGGTGTCCTTCTCGCATCGAAGGACCCGGCAGATCGAGCCGAACATCTTCGGGCTCGGCTGCCGGCGGCCCATCTCGTACTTGGTGATGGTCGACTGGTGGACCCGGCGCCCCATTTGGACCGAAACGAGCGCCGCTAGTTCGGTGGTGGTGAGCTCGTTGTCCTCGCGCAGGGCCCGTAGGCGGTCTCCGTTGAGCTTCGCTGACTGCATGTATGCCACGTTAGGCCACGTTCGGCATCTCGTCCAGACCCTGAGTGGCGAAAAGTGGCGGAGCGTGGCCTAAAACGGCCAGACTGATGCCGGGTAAGTGGCTCTTCGTGCGCCCAAACGTGTCACGGAGGTGCTAGACGTGGCCTTTTTTGTCATAGAGACTTGGCGGATATGGAAACCAGACCCGACCCCGCCCGGGTCCGGCTCGCCGAGCACATGGACGAGCGCCGCCGCGACCTGGGAAGGCAGCGGGGGGAGCGGTTCAGCTGGGACGAGGTCGCCGTCAAAGCCGGTCTCCACCGCGAGACCCTCCGCAACATCCGCCTGCACGGGCGCCCCATGCGAGACACCACGAAAGACGGCATAGAAGACGCCCTGCAATGGGAGCGCGGCAGCATCGACGCGATCCTGCAGGGCGGCGATCCCACGCCGGCCGGACCGGCAGCGGAGGACTCCCTCGACCGCCTCGACCGCCTCTTCCATGAACGGAAGAGCGACCCGAGCGTCCGGGCCCGGCTCGAAGCGACGCTGGAAGACGACTCGCGCAAGGACGGGCACGAAACGCCCCAGGAGCGCCTGGAGCGCTTGGACCGGCTGTGGCGGCTGTGGCGCGACGACCAGGGAGAGCGCGGCACCGTGCTACGTGGACTACTCGAAACCTGGGGCGACAGTGAGGCGAGCTGAACCAAGCGTGCAAGTCGGTGAAAGTTTCAGATAGTGAGAATGTTCCACCCAGTGGAACGTCTCCGCCCTGCTGCAATCTGAACCGGTCCAACGGAGGATGTGTAATCACAACCGAACAAGCCGGGAAGTTTCCACGCTGAGCGACCCCGCCAGGCAAAAAATGCCTTCAGCGAGGACCCCCCCCCCGCAATTTCAGAAAGCGAAAGGGGTCAGCGCGCGTATGTGCTCACACGACCAGGAGACCATCACCTTCAACGCCGACCAGGCCACCACCAGCATGCGTTCCGCCGCCACCGGCGCAGGCATCGCCATGGTCATCCTCGGCCCCGTCGGCATGGCCATCGCCCTCACAGCCGGTGGACAGCTCGCAGACGTCCGCGCCGCCTACCTCGCCGGCGTCTGCTGCATCCTCCTGGCAGGCCACATGGTCGTCGCCGTCGGCACGCGCCTGGGCGCCCTCACCCTCCTCCGCCACCAGCTGGCGATGGAGCGCCTCGCCGAGCAGGAACACGCCGCCCTCCGAGGAGAGATCGACGGCCTCAAAGAGCTGATGGCGCACCTCCACGACAGCCAGGAGCGGCAGATCGAGCTGATCGGGGACTACCTCGAAGACCAACTCCGCCCCCGCCGGTACGAGCACCACAACGGCCACCGCCACAACTGAGCGGACCACCTCCCCGCGGAGACACCCTCATGGCCCCCAAAGGCACCGTGTACAAGCGGTGCGGCTGCAAGGACCCGGACACCGGCAAGCCCCTCAACGGCCGGTGCCCGGGCCTGGCCGGCCGCAAGCATGGAACGTGGACGATCGACGTCCACATCGACACCACCGCCAAGGCAGGCCGCCGGCTGAAACGCGGCGGATACCAGACCAAGACCAAAGGCGAGGCGGCCCTGGACACGATCCGGGACCTCATCAAGCTCGCGGCCGACGACGACCGGTCCCGCCGTAGGATCGGCGACCTGATCTTCACAGCGACCAAACGCGGCGGCGCCCTCCCCACCCCCACAGAGATCCGGCGACGACTCGGTGTGGGAGCAGAGCTAGCCGCACCCTCGACTACCGTCGCTGAATGGCTGAACGAATGGTTCGCTGGGAGACTCGACCTGAAGAGGTCGACCAAAAACGGCTACCGGCACACCATTGATAAGTTCTTGATCCCGCTGCTAGGAGATCTTCCCCGCGACAAGCTCACTGTGGAGCACATAGTGGGGATGTTCGATCGGATCGGCGAGTGGAACGAGGAGATAGTCGCTGCCCGCAAGGAAGGGCGCTCGTACGACCTACCTGACGATGTCCGGCAACGAAAACGCTTCGTCGGTATCGCAACCCAGCACCGGATCCTGGCAACGCTCAGCTCGGCCTACAGCGACGCCGTCCTCCGCCCCGGGATGCTCGACTGGAACCCGGCCAAGGCGGTCAGACTGCCCCCAGAGAAGCGCGATCCCCGTCGAGTGTGGGGGCCTGAGCAGGTCGGTCAGTTCATCCGGGCCACGGCAACGGACCGCCTGGGCCTGCTTTACCGCATCGTGCTCCTGCGTGGCCTGCGTCGCGGAGAGGTGTGCGGGTTGCGGTGGCAGGATCTAGATAGCGACGACGGTGGCGCCAAGATCGTCCAGACCATTCTGGAGATCAGGGGTGAGATCGTCGCGGACACTCCCAAGTCGGACGCGGGGGAGCGCTGGGTGGCATTTGATGCTGAAACCGTGGAGCTGATCCGTGGTCTGCGCCGCGCCAGAAGGCGGGAGCGGTTCGCCGCAGGTCAGAACTGGCAGGAACATGATCTGATGTTTTGTCAGGAGGACGGCGCCCCACTGCGCCCGTCGCAGGTGTCGGCTTCATTCCAGCAGCATGCCGCGCTCGCTGGGCTGCCCGTGATCACCTTGCATGAGGGGCGGCACACCGCTGCGACCCTGGCGCTGGAGTCGAGTCTGGACATCAAGATCGTGTCCGATCAGCTCGGCCACTCCTCGACGACCATCACGCAGAATCTCTATACGCATGTGCGGAAGGTCATCCACAAGGAGGCCGCCGCGCAGGTCGTGCGGATCCTGTCGGGGGCGTCGACGTCGGCGCCAGCTTCGGAATCATGA